CGAGCGGTGAGGTGGATCGGGGATCGCCGCGCTCCGCTGGAGGATGTGATCGAGGACGCAACCGTGGCTGGCCTAGACGTCGACTGGGCGCTCCGTGCTCTCGGGATGGACGGCTCCGGCTCCGGCTCCGGCTCCGGCGACGGCTCCGGCTCCGGCTCCGGCTCCGGCTTCGGATCCGGCGACGGCTTCGGCTACGGCGACGGCAAAGGCTCCGGATCCGGCTTCGGCTACGGCTCCGGCTCCGGCTCCGGCTACGGCAAAGGCTCCGGCTCCGGCTCCGGCTCCGGCGACGGCTTCGGCTCCGGATCCGGCTACGGCTCCGGCGACGGCGACGGCTCCGGCGACGGCTCCGGCGACGGCAAAGGCTCCGGCTTCGGATCCGGCGACGGCGACGGCTCCGGCAAAGGCTGATGGGATGAACTATGACCGCGCATGCAAACGCCGTACGGGTGCTGCTGGGATGAGGGGCATGGTGCTATCGCTGTTCCCCGGCATCGACCTCATGGGGCGCGCATTCGAGGAGCAGGGCTGGAGCTTGTCCGTCGAGGTGTTGACGTAGAACCGCCCCGGGCGCTGGGGCCAGCGCTGTCCGGATTGCGGCAAGACCTAGTTAGCTCGCCCTCCTCCACACTAGTCCCGTCCCCTGGAACCAACTAGCGTCGAACCCAGGCCCGGGGTCCGTCTTCCCTGGGGTGATGTCCGAGTGGCAGCACCACCACCGCAACCACCCCCCAAAAGCCTCCTCAAGGGTACCCGCCAGTGCTAGAAAACACTCCCGCTCGTAGTCGCTCCGCTGGTCCTGATCCCAGGGGCCCGAGAGGGCGATCCCGATCCAGTGGTTACCCTCGCTGCCCGCGTGCCACGCCCGACGCTGAAGCGAAACGAGCTGGACGAAGCGATCGAGCTCCCCAGGCACCACATCCCAGGCGAGGTGGTAACTGATTGGCATCCGCAGCGCAGCGTCTGCGAGGTCCGCACCGACATTCCCAGAATGAACCACGATCCCCTGGGGGGGCCGTCGCTGGCGGGAGTGGTGGGGATCGGGCCGACGCTGGTAGCCCGAGACCCAGCCGGGCCACTCAGCTGGTAGGCGCGGCATGGGCGAGAAGCCTCCTCCAGATGCGCTCGACGCGGCGCCACCAGAACCGCGAGCCCCCATTGTAGAGCGCCCACCGGGAGCGTCGGCAGGCCTTGAGCTCGGGATCCCCGGCGCACCTCGAGCGGCTCCAGTCGAGGATCGAGGCGGCGACTGTGAGCGAGACCCGGGGCCGACGAAAAATCCAGCGCATTCGGCTCTGACATCCGGGGACAAACACCTGCCCCGGGCCGACGTCGCAGCCGTGAGAATGGTGCGCGACGATGTTCCTCCCGCCGCTCTCCGCGAGCACCACCGCCGCCAGGAGCCCCTCGGGGAGCTGCCACCGCTCCTCCTCCTGGAGGATCAGAGGCGCGAGCACCTCGGCCTGTGCCTGGGAAATGCGGCACTCGGGCTGTGAAAGCATGGATAAAATCAACAGAGCAGGAGTCACCGGAGAGCTTCCTCTACCCTGGTCCACGCCGCCCGATCCGGCCCCAGCCGCAGGTAGAGCCAGTTGGCAAGCTCATAGGTTATTAGTTCTCGCCATTTGGAGCGCATCAGCCAGATCCCGTTCCGGTGAGTGCACCCCGCGCCGAGCACTGCACCGCACATCTCCGGCTCAGCCACCACGCAGATCGCCGGGCGCCCTACCCTGCCCGCCGCCTCGGAATAGCTCTGGACCACCCCCTGTGCTGCCGCAGTCCGCAGGAGAGCGACGAGAGCGGCATCCGCCACCTCGAGGACCCCCGGATCTGGTAGGCACGCCTGAGCCGTCTCCAGAGGCCCAGTGGTGTGCTGCCAGGCGGGCGTCAGACCGTGGAGGCCGGACGAGGGGCAGCCGGCGAGGAACAGGGCCAGGAACAGGGGTCTCACCGCTGGTGCTCCAGGGTGGCCTCGCGGAGGCGTTCCAGGTCCGAAGTGAGCTGCAGGTGGGCCTCGTCGAAGGTTGCCAGGTTGCTGACCAGGAGGTTGCGCAGCGAGCCGAGGAGCTCGGCGTGGTAGCGGGCCCGCTCGAGGGCCTTGATCAGTTCGGCCTGACGGGCGGCGTCGGGGATGTTGCTCATTTGGGGATCGCCGCCTTGATCCGTTCCAGCGCTGCAGCGATGGCGGGTGCGCGGCTCGCATCCAGCTCCGCAACCTTGGCGTCGAACTCGTCGGCGGGGAGGGCATCCACCTGACCCATGAGCTTGACCACCGCGTCAATCGCCCCTGCAGCATCACCCGCGATGGCGGCGAGCTGGGCCAGTAGCATGAGGAGCTTCTCCATCATGGCACCCCCAACAGCTCAAGCGCTCGATTCGCTTCGGCCAGCCCCTTACCCACCGTCGCCATAGCGGACTGATACCCGACGAGAGCAGCATGGCAGCGCTGGAACGGAGCACACTTCTCAGGCGGCACCTTGCCGCATTTGCTGACTGCCGCGATGCACGCCTTCTCGGCCACGGGGATCGCGATCTTGTCAGCGAGGGCTACCGCGTCTAGTCCCTTCACCAGATAGCCTCTTGCCGTCGTTCCACAGGCCGAGAGCGAGCCGACGGCGATCACCAGGACGAAAGGGAGAAGCGTCACCTTCCCATTCTTCGTCGGCAGGATCGGGAGCTTCAGGTTGCCAGCCTTGCCTGGCGCATCGCCCGCCGAACGCAGGATAGAGAATACCTCCGTGACCCAGAGCAGCCAGCTGACCACCCCCTTGTGCTCCGACCACCGTCGAGTCGATGCGTTGAGGAGTTGGATAGCGATCCCCAGGGCCACAGTCAACCACCACCAGTTCTCTCCAAGCCATTTCGTTATCTGTCCCATGTTTGTCGTCTCCTTCCGTTGGCCATCTTGCGGATATCGCGTTCCATACGTTTCTGCGATTGCTGGATTAGCCTCACGTCGGACTGAATCTTCTGGCGGATTTCCTTCGCCTCTTGCACATCCCTGACGTGTTCCAGGCGCGGTACATACCGCTCGCGCATATCCGGGTGTGCACGATCAACATCAGCGTCACGATGCATTTGCACGACCTTGGCAGCCACCTCTTCGACCTTGCTCTGCCCTACCACGAGCGCACTCCCGAGCGCAACTGCACCGCCGACGAGCATCATCAGCACACCGATGGTAATTGGTGAGCTCTTAAACTTTTCCACCGTCATCTTCTCCGTTGGGGCTTTCATGGGCACTGCGTTCCCACCGGCACCGGCGGACAGGTCTTGGTCACCCTGGCGTCCGGCGCCCAGCCCCAGCCGGTGGGCACCCGGGAGGGCAAGCGCTTCGCAGCTCCTGTCGTCGGGATCCCCCCGTCGGGGTCGTCGCTCCAGCCGTTGATCCAAACGCCCCCGTGGCGTAGCTGCTTCAGATAGTAGGGTCCGCCTCCGTCGCGGCAGGTTAGCACTTGGGCGGCGGTCCACGTTTTTGCTGTCACGGTCACCCGGCAATCGAGTGGGGGCCCAGCGTCCGTGGGGCCTGCGGAGGGAGGACACTGGACCGTGGTCGTCGGATTGGGCTGCCGCAGAGTCCCCGCGTCGGTCGTGACGCCAACCAAAACTTTGGGAGCCAATTGAGCGCAGACAGCCGGCTTTCGGGGGAGCGATTCGACGGGCGCCGGCCCAATCACCGACGGCTTCTCCTTGGCCCAAACCTTCAGAGCTTTATGGAAGAAGGTATCCTCAGAGACAATTACCCAGACCCAGTGCGTAGGTGTAGCTAATCTAAACACATGAGCAAAGTGTGACTTATCCTTGTACTCCCCATAGGCATCGACGAGTAGCCAGTGCGGCGTCTTCACTTGCACGTCAACGCGGTATATCGACGCCATGCACTGGGCGTCGAAGCAGGTGGGTAGCTCCATCATGTTCAGGTTCTTGGGGACCGCCATCAGCGTTCCGTAGCGGGCAGCCTGCGCCGGGAGCGAGAGGAGCGAAAGCAGAACGATAAGGAGTTTCATCTATATCACCTCTTTCCGAAGACGGTAAGATTGCGAATCAGGCCGTTGATGCAATTTCCTGCTGCATTATCCTGCCCGATGTGCAAATCCGTCGCTGCCGCCGGAGTCCAGGACCCGTTGAGATCTGTGGTGTAGGTTGGCCATGCCCCGTGGTAGCTGCTCTGATATGTGGCGCCGTAGGCGTGTCTCGCTGTCTGCGTCTGATCGGTGTAGAACTCCGTCGAATCATCGAAAACCACGGTCGCCGAGGTCAGCGTGTTGGTCTGAGCGTTGGCCAGCGAGATCCGTTGCTGCAGCGTTCCCGACGAATCGTAGATGTATGCCTCTGTCGTCGGAGCGAGCAGCCGGAGAGCACCGTTGAGATTGGCTCCGTTGTGAAGGTCAAAACCGTAGCCCCCGGCGTTGTTCGAGACCCCCGTCCAGTTGATCACCCCCTGCGCCCTGGTCCAGGTGCTCATCGACGCCGCCGGGATGTAATTCGACGAGGTCGCGTTGCAGGTAACCGTCGCGGCCGCAGTGGGGCAGTACACCATGAAATTGGTGGCGTTGTACGTAGAGAGAGATGCCCCCCACCAAAATACTGACTCCGTATCGGCGGTGATCTCCGTCTCCACTCGCGTATCGTTAAGTGTTGCTGTCCCAGTGACACAGAATCGTTGCCACGCGGATGTTGCGGTGAACGCGGTAGATGCGACCACGGCGTGAGTGGAGTTGGTCACCAAGCGTAGGAAGCCGGCAACGTCGGACGCACCGTTGCGCTTGAGATACTGGCAGTATGTATGCGCCGAAGCAGCGATGGTGCCGAACACCTGCCGTAAGTCCCCCGCCCCAGCCGTCGCCGTCACAGTGTCAGCGGTGAACGTCCCATCAGGCGCCGCTGCGGTATTGGCCGAATCTGAGGTGTTATTGTTCGCCCATGTCGTCGTAGCGTCCTGTGACTGCAACGCGATATTCGTCACCGCGTCGTGCACCGGCAACCCGAAGCCCAGCCGGTCGTTGTAATCGCCATTCATCGACGGGTGGAACGCGAAGGGCACCTCATTCGCCTGGAAGCAGCGCACCTTGATTCCGGTCACCGGATCGTTGTCCACGTCGAAGCAAGCCTTGTTGGTCCGGGCGTAAACTAAATCATCTACTGGAGAAGTGCCGGCGAGGTAGTAGGACGCTACCTCGGCGTCGGAAAGGGCGTAGTCCTTGAGAATCATCACGCCGGAATGCCCCACCGGCGTTGCAGCAAGCCCCGTTCCTAGTGCCAGATTCGACGCATTACCAGACGGGTCGCCAGTAGTAGTCGAGCCTGCGTTGTAGGCGAATGCCCCACCGTCAATGGAGATATAAGGCGTGTATGTCCCGCCAGAATGCACCACTTTTGCCGCGAGCAAATGCCAGGCACCATCTGTCACGACGACGGCCGTCGTCGTCGTGGCCAGCCCAGCCTCCGACGTATTAAACCGAAACCTTGGTTGCCCCGACGCATCAAACGCCAGATCGTAGTAATCGTTCGCTGCGCCTTTGGCAATCAGCAGTTGTGCTGCGGCGGGAACAACATTGGTTCTGAACCAACCGATCAATGAAAAGGATTGCGCATTGCTGGGGGTAGCCGGCACCCCGCTACCTGCATCGTGGTGATCTCCAGCGGCGGCATACTCCACCGCCTGCTTCACCAACCCGGTCCCCGCCGGCCATGGCATGTCGAAGTAGCGCGGGTCGGGGGTGCCGTTGACGACGGTGAGGTGGTTCCCGTTGCCCGAGCGATCTCTGATCCCCGTCCCGTTGAACAAGAAACTTTCGTTCATCGCGTAGTGAGCGACGGTGTTGGCGTCGTCGATCCAGTAGGTGCCGTCCTGGATGGTCTGCTTGTAGCGGGCGAGAATTGTCGCTGCGGAGTCGGCGGTGTTGCGGACTCGGACCTCGGCGATCTGTCCCTCGAACCAATATGCCCCATCTCCTCCACCGACTACGAAAGGTTTTCCGTTCGCAAACGCACCGGAGGCACCGACCCCCGCGCATGTGACAGCGACGGATACTCCATCCACGTAAATAACGGGATTGGACCAAGTGCCTGACAGCGTCGACGTAAACGAGACGTGATGCCACTCACCGAGAGCTAGAACCGCGTTGGTTTTGCAATAGTTCCAAGCACCGCCCCCCTTGAACCATGCGTAGACGGTTCCGTTGCCTGCCTCGGTCATCAAGCAATAGCCGTCGTTATCCCCGGCGTTGTTCGAACCGAAAATTTGCTGCCAGCCCGCCCAACTCATCTGTCGGTAGATCGCTTCACCGGTGATCTGAGTCCACCCCGACGGGTCAAGAACAGAAGTCGAAGAAGCCTCCAGCGACTCACTGCTCCGATTGAAATTGATACTCCGTCGCCCGTTCCCTCGCGCCAGGAGCCCGGTCCACGCCTGGTAGCGAGGAGTGCCCGACGGAGCGAGAGCCACATCGTTGATCCGGTCGTAAAGTGAACCGCTATACTCGCTGGTGTCCCAGATCCAGCAGTCCGCCGAGTCTACCCCCGACGGGCATTCGAAACGAGGGATCGCCTGGGCTTCCAAGTACGCATGACTGGAGAAGTCGGCGTTGATCACCAGGGTGGAATCATCCGGCCGCACCGTTTGCGACGGCCTGGCGTAGACCGCCGTGCGCTCGATCACTCCAAAGGAATTGAAACCAACGACGGTTGTTTGATTGCCGTCGTAGTCGTTCTTGTAGATCGGCGAGTAAGGGATCTGGGAAGTCGCGTTGTAAGGAATCGGTGACAGCACCGGAGGATGCACCGTCGTGATGTTGTTGTCCGTGAAGGAGATGTAACGCCGGGGATTGGTGTTGGTAATTCCTGATGCTTTGTCGGTATCCCACGACGCAGCGCGGACGTGCTTCTCTTCTCCCTCCTGCATCGGCTTCCCGACAGTATATCCCTCAACCGTGCCCCCCGAATCTTGGAGAACGAAATAATGGGACGGCATCGAAGTCAAAACCGCAATGCCGTTGCCCGATCCCAGGGCCAGCAGATAGCCCGCTGTCAACGGATTGTCATTCAGCGGCGCACCAAACTCCGGCCACTCCGCCGCTGTGACCTCCATCTCGCCCCTGTAGTACAGCGACGGCATGTGGCTGAGCTTGTCCGTCCAGCTCGCCGTATAGTAGCTGGCATTGCAGGTTTGCGACACGGCTCCAATCGTCGAGGTGCAGGGCGGGGTAAGATTGTCTGCTTCGTACTGGGCATCCGAAAAAGCGTAGATACAATCAGTCCCGCCGTTGCGCGACAACTGAAGCTGCTTCGCCTCTGCAGCGGTTATCCCATCAATCTGAACGCGCAACCACGTTGCCCCCGTCCCCAACGTAGCGTAAGCCGTAGTGCCATTATACAATCGGATATCGCAGGATGTTCCGCTGACATATTTATAAAAAAGCGAACCCGCCCAACGTTCGCCCGCCGCGATATTCCCTCCTCCCACTACCGCCCTGGTTAATGTCGAAGCGCCGTTGGCGAACTGCACTTTTTCGGCAGTCATGCTACCGTCTGGGGCCTCATAAAAATTAGCTGTAACCGTTGGCGCACCACCCCCACCGGCGCCCACCCACTGATCGAACTCATTGACATACCCGATCACGTTGATCGTCGCTGGCCAGCCTGGAAAACCGATGCCCAGCGGGTTTGCGTTTGTCGTCGCATCCACCAGCGTAGCCGCGTACATCGCCGGCCACTGGGGCGCTGTCGCGGACCCGGCGTAGACCCCCAGGCGCTCGCCCTTGGCATCCGGCGGAAGCGGGAACTTCCGCGTCTTCGTCTGCGCGAACGTGATCCCCGTCTGGACCTTGAACGCCTTGTAGGCTGCCAGCGATTCCGCCGTGGTCATCAGTCCATCAGCCATCATAACTTCGGAAAGCAACCCGTCGAGGTAGTTCGAACCGGCGGCTAGCCGCCCGATCTGAAACGGCGAGGCCACAGTGATCGTGTTCGGATTGCCGGTGATATCGAGCGTCACTCCCGACGCTACCCCATCCACATCGGCCGTCGCGTCCCCCGAACGATCAAATTTCACCACAACGAAATGCCATGCCCCTGTCGATAGCGCAGCTGTCACAGCCCCGTTAGTCGCTGCGCCGGAATCGTCGATGGTCGCTTCGATCACGCCACTACTGTTGATTAGAACAGCAAATCCTTCCGATCCATCATACTTGTTGATGATGTACTGGTCCGCCCCCGGGGGGGCTTCGATGCGAATCCAAAATGCAGCACTGAAATCGTTTGTCGTCTGATCCCCGACGGTGTTCCCTCCGGAAACGAAGTAATCGGTGGCAGACGCCAGAAAATGGATCCCAGTCCGCGTGAACCCGTCGCTCATCGGAATCGGCGTGAACAGGGAGTAGGTCGGGGTGCCGTTGGCCGTCAGCACCGCCGAGTCGCCGGAGAGATCGTCGGTGATGTTGCCCGACGACTCCTGCATCTTCCAGCGGAAGCACTTCGTCGCCGCAGCAGGGCAAATCAGCCAGTCCTGAGCATGGCGATTGAGGTACTCACGCGAGGCATGTGTGTACCCCGAGAGCAGCGGCCGTTGCATCGTTGACGAGGGAGCTCCGGGGTAGAACACCCCCACGGCAGTCGCAGCGGTGAGGGCCGCGCCGATAGCGATGGGCTTCCATCGGGACTTGATCCAGGAGAACATGGGTGCCTCCGGTTAGGCGTCGGTGCGGTGGACGTAGACGCGGCAGGGAAACTCGGTATTCGAGTCACGCATGAATGACAGGTTGAGCTTCCCCGCGACGGGGATGATCTCTCGCGGGTACCCTGTCGCGATTCGTATTCCGTCGCCCTGTGAGCCGACCGACGTCGCGGACTTGATCCAGCCCCAAATGACATCACTCAGCGATCCACCGGCTGCCACGTCGGGCCAGATCTCGACGAGGTACTTCGCCCCGGCGACGAGATCGGTCGTTCCGTCGATCCGAACGGTCGTATTGACATCCACCGCAAGGCCCGCAGCGTCGATGGGCGCATTGGCCACCGATGTCGTCCGCTCGACCGTGGCGTCGACTGCGACCTTCCCGCCGGAGATGACGCTATCAATCGCCTCGAAAATGTCCTGAATCCACTGGATCAACTGCTTCGGGTTGGGCATTGTCTTCTCCTTCTAGGTCAGGGACGATGTATTCCATTTGTTGAGGCCGTGATAGGTGACGTTGAGGCGAACGCCATAGACTGCATCGAGCAGCACCGACGGGTCGCTCGCGAAAATGACGATCACTAACTTGTGCAGTTCATGGGACCATGACGTATTGTTCTGGTCGCAGGTGAACGTATCGATCACCCTGTTTCCGGCCGAACTATGATTGATATACTGATACCCACTATTTAACGGCTGACATGTCTTCGCTGCTCCTCCACCAATCCAGACCTGCCGAGCCACATAAAACCGCGCAGCGACGGTCATGCCGCCCCCCCCCGTGAGCCAGTCAATCTCAGCGGAGTTAAGCGTCATCCCTTCAGGCCAATCGCTAATCTCGAAGGCCAGGGCCGTCCCTACTGTTTGTGCTTTATAGCAAGCCTCGCCACCTGAATCACCGGGGTCGAACGGGTCGACTGCTGGATTCCGCAGGCAATATATCCAATCACCAGGCGCCGCAAAATCCAGGTGAGCGATCAAATCAACCCAGATATCCTTGGTCGTCTGCTCCGTGTTCATCTGCTCATCGAGGTAGCGAACCCAGAGCCCGTTGTACCGCTTCACCCAGTTATCATAGTTCCGCGGCGGTTTCTCCTGGTACCCCCAGCCATTGGTCTGCCACGACCCGGGAGGCTCGATCGCGTTGTCCACGCCACTCACGGGGTCGACAGCGATTGTGGTCGCCCAATCGGGATAATATGAAGGTCTCGCGGTCGCCATCTTCTAGTCTCCTGTGTCGAAAACCTCAGTGAAGCACCCACCCTCGGCCGGATAACTGACCTCTCCCCAACCATCGCCATAGTCCAGTTCTTCGCCGTGCCCGTCCCCAGCCGCATCGCGATCAACGCCAAACACAAACGGATCGGGATCAACGCTCCCCGTCGCCACCACCTTGACGCCTCCGGTCGCGGCTTGCTGTACCTTGTGCAGTAGGCTGATCCGCCCAGGCCGGTGGGAGTACAGCAGCGCGGTTGCAGGCTGGCGCTGGGTATACTCGATGAACTCCGCGCTAGTAATGCGCCGGCAGATATCGATCAGACGCTCGGTCTGCCCGATGGATGAGTTGATCGCCACCTGCATGTACAGGTCGGCCCGGTAGCTCTCGTCGGCGATGTATGTCCGGGGAAGACCGAGGTGCTGCCCGATATCTTCCAAGAGCTGCCCAGTGGCCACGCTCAGCGCCCGGGACGTCAGGAGCGCCCAGAGAGCATCTTCGGTCTCCTGGAGGCCCGCTCCATCGCCCCCCACCAACGCTGTGATCAACGCCTGCAGGTTCTCAGAAATCTCGAACTGCGACGGAAGCAGAGCGATAGCATTGCCCGCCATGTCGTCATCGTGCGAGGGATAGGTCATGTCGTCACCGTCACTCGGGTAGCCGCGAAGACCGCCCATTCGTCCCTGGCGATAGTCCAGGGAGTCGCCTGGTAGGCCCCAGGAGCTCCAGCCCCGTTGTCCTCGGCCACCTCAATTAGCAATGTCCGAATACCGGGTACCGCGTCAAAGATGGCACCGGGGAACCGCTGCGGGAGCACGTCTTGACCAGGGCGCAGCGCCTGTCCGAAGGTCAGCGCCGCTGTCCCGATCAGGCTCGGACCATCAGGGGGGAACGTCTCGCCGTCGTCCGTGTTCACCGCGTAAGTCGCCCGTACCCACATCAGTACCTCAGAAGGCCGCGAGAACCTCACGGTTTGCGAGAACCCCTCGGAATCCACCACGGTAGTCGACACCGCGCCGTTCATGTAGATCCCGCCACCGCAGTTTTCCCAGAGCACCGCGGCGATGTCGTCAGTGTCGCCACCCACGACGATCGCTTTGATCGAGTGCGGGAGCAGCCCGTCGCCGTCGGTAACGTCAGTCACGTTTTGCATCACCGAAGCCTGGGTCACTCCGTCCACCTCGAGGAGCCGCGCGCGGATGGCATCAGGAGTCGTCGACCCGGGGCGGGCCAGGGACTGAGCTCGGCGCAGGCGACCCTGTGCGTCGGCCTCCTCTACCTGGCCGTTCGCGGCTTCGAAGATGTTTCGTGCGGATACCAGCCCCGGGGCACCCACCACGATATCGGTAAGCTTGTTGACATAGGCGATCACTTGCCCCGCCGCCTCGGCCTCAAAGTTCACCAGGGCAGAGACGCTAGTCAGCGTGAAGTTGTCGCCCGCAACGGCGACGGTGAATGTGCTGGCTTTCACCTCAGCCTCCGTCGCCAATCCGATGATCGCATCGGAAATCGCGTCGGTGACCAGGTAGAGCTCAGCATCGATATCCCCCACCGCGGCTGTCACCGGATCGACTCCGGCGAGGATGAGATCACGGATGGCTGCGATTACCTGAGCCTGGGTCTTCGCGACGGCGGCATAAGTGTAATCGTGCCCGTTGATCGTAACGGTGAACGTGTCCGTAATCGGCTCAGCCTCAGAGAGCACGATCCGCGCCTCGCATGCGTTGTCTTGGGTGGCTTGCACTTCGGCGCTGGGGGAGAACCTGTCTCCGTTCCCCACCGTAGCGACGACCACGCTGGTCCCAATCGTCGTTCCAATGGCACACTTGCAGATCACGGTGGTATCGCTTTTCACGGCTTCCTCCCGCCGCAGACCGATCATCTCCAGGCAGCCATCGAAGGCCGCTCCGAATGAAGAGTTGGGATAGGCGGCGTTGTAAACCGCCTCGGCCATCTCCCAGACATCCGCCATCGGCTGAGCGAAGCAGCCAATGAGCTTCCCGAAGACGCTCTTCGCATCAACATTGATATCCGTCCCGAAGGCATCCTTCATCCGGCTCTCAAGCTCAGCGACGATCGCGAGCAACGGCTTTTTGACAAACCCTGTCGCAGTTACACCGTAAGTCGTCATGGGAATACCTCATCGACATTGACCACACCCTCGCTGCTGACCGCCTTGTAGGTGATAGTCAACGAGCGTGTGGCCCGTTCATCGGACATCGAGAAAGATGTTATTGAGTCGATTTCCCCGTCATTCAGGATGTCCTGGCGAAAAATAGCCTCGATAGTGGATGTCCTGGGCTGGTCGGTCAAGATCTGCGTCCAGTAGGGGATCCCCGATTCTGGGTAGAGGTAATCTTCCCCGCGGAAGAGACGCTGGCCCACCAGCAACCGCTGTTTGACCCGATCGACTCCAGTTACCAGAGACAGATCGTGATCCTCCACCCCGATGTCCCGCCCGTCGAGCTTGAGATCAATCTTGGCCATTAGTCCACCTTGACCTTCGTCGAAAACGTCAGGGCTCCCACGAATGCCGCAATGGCATTGGCGAGGGTACAGCATGAATTTATTTCGGTGGCCGGAGGGAGGGCTTTCATGACAGCCTGGAGCGCCTGACATGCGGCGGTCGCCTTGACCGCCGCATCGATTGCCGCCGCACTCCCCAGCCTCACATCGGTGTGAGACAACACGATTGCGTCCTCTGCGCCACTCTCCGCTTCGTGGGGGGCAAAGGGGAGCGCCACCGCGTCTGTAGGGTCGTGGGTGCGAGGATCGAGCGCCTTGACCTGCTTGGTGCCGTCGGACCCCGACCACTCGTCAAGCGATCGGTTTGCGTAGACCAGCAGGGCCGCTGTCTCCGCGGTGATTGGGATTTGGAGGTAAGCATCCCCTGACCGGAGTTGCAGCATCCGAACGTCGGGGAGCATCGGTTCCGCGTCCTCGCCAGCCTTGCCCACCACGGGCTTAGCCTGGCATGTCCCGTCGGCCATATCCACGGGACCGAGGACGCAGGGCGCTGAGACGTGCAGATCGGCCGCCGCCGCCCGAGACGCCTGCTCAAGCACCTGCGACAGATCCGGCTCGCCCTCCTCATCCTCAAGGAATTGCGCTTCGTCCAGAACTGTGGTCCGCTCGCTCATATAGTCTTAGCCTCCATCGTACTAAACCACTCCCTCCCGTGAGTGTCTCCTTCGTGCTTCACTGAAACCGTTTTGAAATATCCTTTCGCGAAATCCGACCTGACGTCCAGAATTACTCCAGGAAGGATGTCGGGTCGGAGCAGAGATTTTACTTTGCACCCCACGTTAGTCTTCGTCGGGGAGCCGATCATGCCGCTGGTGGGGGAGAGCACGACGGCCATCACCTGCGGCCGGCTGCTCTGGTTTCGGTCCAGCACCTGGGCGGCTCCGTCCTGGACGCTCCATTCAAAGTACCAGGAGCGCCCCAGCTTATCCAGAGCCCGCCTCGAGCTCCCCGTGAAGGCGATCTTGTGCGAGGTCACCCCGGACAGCCCAGAGGCCACTAGGGCGCCGATAGAGACGTCTGGCATGGTACCGAGGATGTCCTGCACAATTCTTTTCCGAGACGCCCCGGCGGCGTAGGTCTTGCGGAACTCCGACTCATCGAGCCCCCGTCCCCCGTCTCTGAGCTCCATTTCTGTGACGACGTTGGGAGATTCCGCAGAGTGTTCTACCCGCTGAATCACCCCGGATGCCAAGAGTGGCATCGACTTTCCGTACCCGGCTTTCAGGATGATCGCCTGCTTCTTCGCCTTGATCGCCAGCCGGTGGTCCCGGGAGAGGTTGTAGACCCGGACGTTGGCCTTGTTGGGCGCTGATGCGCTCTTCTTGCTGACGTCGAAGACCACCCGGAGCCCGGACACATTGAAGCCGAGCCCGCCGTCGATCGGGGCGATCACCAGGGATGCAACGCGATCAAATTGCTGATTCCCTGAGTTCATGTGCTCTCCGGGAAGTAGAGCAGCTTGACGCGATCCCCCAGTTCATCCGGCTCGGTCATCTCCTCGCCGCCCCCGCGGGTATCGAAAGCGATTAGGTCGCCTGGAGGCATTTCCGAACTGACGTATCGAGAAAGAAGGGGGGTATCCACCACGACGGGGACACCGGACACTAGTGGATCGCCAGTCGCCGTAAGCAACGATAGATACCAGCGAGCATCCCGCGTGTTCCATGAAAGCTCGATCGCATAGGTGGTCCCATCTAGCAGAATCTGGGCGCGAAAGTTGGTCACGTCAGCGGGGACCACGATCAACTGAGCATCTACGGGAGCAACTTCGGCCGTCGGGGTGAATGCCTCAACGGCGGCATGAAGAGTGCCTTGGTATATTACGAGGCGGTCCCATTCGCCAGTAATCGCCGGATGGCTGCCCCAATTTTTCACGAACAGCCCGATCTTGTTTGGAGCGAAAGCGATCATCGTCCCCCAAAGCTGCACCCACGTCTCGCCATCGTCGATGCTATATTCGAAGAACAGTGCGCCGGAATCCACATGGTAGATAATTCGCTGAAGAAGTGGAGTGACGCCCGGATCCGACAGGGTCACCCGAGCCACCGCCTGGTCTGTCGAATCTGCGATAATCGTGCTGACCGCCAAAACCCATGTATCGCTCAAGTCGAACAAGTAAGCATTATTTCGATCCAGCCAGAGCACTAGTCCCGCCACTAAATCTCCGGTGCCGGTGAGCCCTGTCATTTTGGACTCGTATGCTTGAATCCCCACGGGAGAGATGGAGCGAGAAAGAACCGGCGCATATTCAAGAGCGCCAGACCACCAGTCTGCATTGCTTCCGCCACCCACCGGCATGGTGAGAGTGCCCCCCGCCTCGGTGGGCACACAAATACCGAGGGGGTCGCTTTCGTCCAACGTGACCGACCCGTCGTCAAAGTCGTCGCGGAATATCTCGGCCCACGACGTGTATTCGTCGACAGCTTCCACGGCGGAAGGCGGAACGGTTGACGCCGTCTCCTCCGCTCTAGCACTAGGCTCCGCTTCAATCCCCGACGGGAAGTAAAGCAGCTTGACCCGGTCGCCGAGTTCATCGGGTTCAACGATCTCCTCACTACCGCCCCGCGTGTCGAACGCGATCAGGTCGCCGTGAGGCATTTCCGAACTGGAATGACGGGAAAACAGCGGGGTGTCCACCACGATGGGCACTCCTGTTACCAGTGGGTCGCCGTTCATGTTTCCCAGCGCGGCATACCAACGGCCGTCCCTGGTGTTCCATGCGAGATCCAGGACATAGCTTGCTCCGTCAAGGGAGATAACGGAGCGGAAGTTGGTATCAGAGCCATCCACCTCTATCAGTTCGGCGGATCCAGTGCCGACCACTGCGGCGGCTCCACCATCCGCGTATGCAGACCGCAAGACCTCGATGTACTCCGTTTTCTCCTCCGAATCAGAACCCTGAGCGTTCGATGCAATCAACTCCACATCGTAGACGCCGGGGATCTCATAATCGTGTGTCGGGTTCTGTTCTGACGAAGTTTTCCCGTCGCCGAAGTCCCAAGCCCATGAAGTGGGAGCATATAGCGACCGATCCTCGAATTCCACGGAGAGGATAGGTAGCCCAGAGACCGGACGCCCTCTAAATGCAGCGACGGGGGGTAACGCCGGAAGGACAAAAACGCCATCCATGTAGGAGATGCCCGCGCCCCCCACCAACGCCTTGACGCTATGCTCATCCCAGCCAGTACCGTTCCAATAACACATCAACCCGCCAACTGCTCCGACATCATATGCAGCCATCCAGATATGATCGCCGTCGATGCTCCCATCGATCCCAAAGTTCTTCCAGTTCTTACCTGGAGCAGCTGCGGGATAGTAGATCCACGAAGAGCCATCATAGTAAGCGGTGCGCGAGGTCGCCGCAGTCAGTAACGTTGACCCGATCCAGATTCTACCATTGCGCACCAGGAGCCTGGGCTCGTCGGTGGTTTGCTGTCCAATCCCGACGAGGTAGTGATCCGGGGACGGAAACGCATCGCAGGTGAAATAAGCGGGGAGCACCTGCCCAGTGTCCGACGATCGCCCCGTAGATCGGTAGACCTGGACCGGCCGGTCCCCACTCACCCAGGCGGCATTGCCAACGGCCATCCAGAAGTAGTCGCTGACTGGATCGTGCGCGACTGCGGCGGGCCGATCAAACCATGGCGTGAAAGGTGGAGGGGGTGGAGGAGTCCCCGGAGCTAGACCGTTGCGATACCGGGCAAGATGGGTGGTGCCGTATTGCCGATAAAGCGACCAGCCCGGCCAGTTTGTGACGTCATTGAATGCCACGCCGACATACGGCGAGCCCTGGCCGGCGTGCTCACCGTGAATCCCGATGTTCATATCCGCCGCAACATGGTCGGTTATGGCCATTGCAAATGGCCTCGTTCCGCTTATCCCCGTTCCGAAAGTATCGTACACCGCCCATGCGCTGCCGTCGTAGCGATAGAAAGCGGGGTCGTAGACCCCAAAGTTAGTGCGGCCGACGATGATTGCTGTTCCGTCAGACAGCACCTTCAGTTCCATGCACTGGCAGGGGATCGTCCCATAGGTGGTAAACGTGTCGGTGTCGGCGTCGTAGTGCTCCAGGAGAGTCAGCCCGTTGGGAGTCCCTGGAGAGCACGCCTCGACGTAGGCAAGCCAGATGTCCGACGAGCGGGAACCATGGATGAACAGCATCTGTTCACCGCCGCCGCCGACGGGATAGCCATTGTTTCGCAGGCTGGCAATTGCCCACGATGTGCCGTTGAAGTACAGCACCGCCGGCCCCCCCGAGCACCGCCCCACTGCCCAAGCTCGGTTGGGGACCGCCATTACGGCTTCTTCCCGGCCGCGGCGGCAGCCATCGCGGCATCTGCATCCGCCTTGGTCATGGTCCCCTTCTCAACCTTGACCTGCAACTGGTAACGGAGCTTTTGCTGTCGCGTCGTCTCCGTCTTCTTCCCTCTTGGTTTGCGCTTCAGCCTAGCAACATCCATCGGGGGCAGAGTGGCACTTTCCGTATAGACAACAGAAATATGCTTCAACGACAACGAGAAATTGAGCGCGATCCCCGTATCGCGAGCGCGTGGGATCTCCAATGACGTGATGATCATGTCATCGAAAATTTGATACTCAGTGACGATGGTCAGCGGTTGCCGGTTACGATATGCGGACGTGAGGAGATCATATGCACTCTGAATGCGAACGGGCATCCCTGGTCGGCGCTCAGCATTGGCATCGCCACGAAGGCCGAGCGGGGATGTGGATTCCCCTGCGGCGTCCAGTGGGGCGTTCGACACCATCCCCTCAACGTCTAATTCATTAGGTTCGAGGCGGACGTGATCACCGATCTCCTCCCCGCCTTCGACGGGAAAACTAGTAACCTCTGCCCCAAATCGGTAGGTGCGAGTGGTAACCACGTCGATTGGGATCTCTGCCAGGGTATCGACCAGCCCGTCATTCGTGGGATCGGTGAGCAAGATCACGAAGAACGGCTTGATCATCTGGCATCCCCCATGGCTCGGCGGAATGTGTTGGCCATGGACGCCCCAGTTTTATCGGCTACCTGCTTCGCTATCCGTTCGGGAGTGCCTGGCTGGACACTGACGTTGATTTGAGGGGAGATCGTGTTTGTAGTGACACGCGACGGTGCTTGAGCGAGAGCCAGATTGAGCTGGCGCACAATCTCGGGCATCATCTTCTCTTGCTCGCCCTTGGAAATCCCCAGGCGTCCAGCCTGCGCGGATAGCCGACCAACGATATTCTCTCGCGTCAACTTCATCCGCTTGCCGCCCTCGATACCGACGGAGGTGCGCCCTGACTTGATCATGTCGGCGTACATCTTAACCTGATCTTTTAGACCAGCTTGCAACTCAAGTTTCCCCGCCATCAACCGTTTAATCTCTGACATCTTTTTCAATGGACCAACAAGCGCGTCCGACCACCGCTCCGACGCGCCTGTCCACTTGTCGATCATCGTCCCAACCGTCCACCCAACTCCCGCAGCAGCGCCGATAAGCCCGAGTTTTCCTAGAACTCCATTGAGGGCGCCTATCGCCCCCGGCCCCCCCTTGGCCATGGAGAAAAGCCCGCCCGCCACCTTCCCCAGAACTCCCGCAACTGGCGCGAGCTTCGATGCGATGCTCATACCGATTAGCGTAATGAACAGCCACTTGATCGCAGTACCGTGGCGTATCACCCACGCCATAGCGTTTACAACGCCTTCTAGCGCAACGGTCAGCTTTCCGAACAGATCCTTTTCTTTGATAACAGTGAACAAATCCTTGAACGCCCGGCCAATCTTCAACGCAATTTCGTGTAACCGTTGAGAGATAAACTCCCGATTCGCCGCAACCCATTCCTTCATCGAAGAGATCGCATCTTTAAAAACGGGGAACAGTTCAGACGCGAACCCGAACACCACGCCCTTGATGGTGCTTTTGAGTCGCGTCATCTCGTCGTTGAACTCTTCCGCCGCCGCAACCCCTTTGCCCCCCACTACAAGACCGAGCTTCTTCGCCTCCCCCATCATTTCCGCCAGGGCGAACCGACCACCCTCGAGCATGGGCATGACCTCGATCCCCGCACGCCCCAAAAGCCGCATGGCAACCTCGGTACGTTCCGGCCCCTCCTCCATGTCGGCCATGGCGCCAAGGGTCTCTCGAAGGAGATCTGTCGTGCTCTTAAAGTTGCCTCCCGCATCCTTGACGGACACCCCGAGCTTCCGGAACGAATCGATAGAGTCCTTACTCCCCTTCGCTGCCATGATGGCTTGCTGTGCAAGCGTCTTCAGCCCGAGCGGAAGCGTCTCGATGTTCACATCAGACAGATCTGCAGCATGCTTGAATTGCTGGAGCAGTTCAGTACTGATTCCAGTCCGCTTAGACAGCTTACCGATCTTGTCCAGACTGTCAGCAACGCCGGTGGTCAGTCGGTAAATCCCATATCCGGCTGCGGATGCTCCGGCCGTCAGAATGCCCAGCCCACCGGCGGCGAGGGAAGCGGCGCGTTTGACTGAGCGCAATGTGGACTCGAAGCGCTTGACCTTATCGGTGTCGCTTTTGAAGACCCACTTTGTGATCAGCTCTCTAACGGTGGTCATTGTGTCGGCCCCGCCTCGGCGCGGAGCCGCAGGCTCAGGACATGGTTACCCCTGATAATGTCGGCGAGGCTCCAGCTTCGCTCGATCTCCTCCAGGGTAGCCATGTTCTCCATCACGAGCCTCCATATCGGCCATTCCTCGGCTACGGGGTCGTATTCGTCACCGAGGACGTCTCTGGGGTCGAACCAATCGCTGAGCCGATCGTCGTCGACATCTTTCCCAATGCCGAAGAAACCGCCGGCCCCAGAAAGCTGGCGAAAGGGCCAATGAAATTCACCTCGACCACGAATGCCAGAACCTGGAAAAGAAGCAAAACATTGCCCTTGAAGAGCTGCTCGAACATCTTGACGGTCGATTGCCCATCGCAGAGCGTCTGCCCAAGGAGTCTCTTGGACAAGTTGAAGAGTTCGTCATCGCCAAGCTTCGTGGCGAGCTTCCCTGCCAGGCCCGCCGCACCACCCGCCATATCGAGGAGAAACGCCCCCGTCACCTCAGCGTCGGGGTCCAGTCCTGAAACAGCCTCTTTCACAGCCTCGAAGATGGGTTCGCCAGCCAAGGCAACCAACGTTCGGAAGAGTGCCAGGCCCTCCCGGCCGTTGAACGTCTCGACCGTCCAGTTGTGCTCGCCGATCACTCGATCATGGGGCACGGAATCCTCCTAGACGTTGGTCGGCAGCGCGGGAAACTCGAAGCTCAGCCGCGAGCAGGAGATGGTCCAGACGTGATCCTCTGCTTCCTTGCCACGCTTCACTTCGGGCCAACCCTTGATCCAGCCCTCGCCGGCATGGACGGTCTGACCGAGGTTGTCGACGATGAGAATCGGATGCACCTGTGAACCCAAGAGCTCATCCAGCGCGAGCAGGCCCCCTAGGGTCGCGTTCCCGCCGCTTGTCTGCTTGAGGGTGATCTGGATCTCGCCGGTTTGGTTGGCGCTCTGACGTCTCGCCACCTCGCCATCTGCCCCCACAACCGGCTCGTAGACATCCTCGTTGCGCTTACATGTGACGATCTCGTCCCCGAAGCCAGTGATGATCTGCCCTCCGAAGGTGACCACCATCAGCCCGGGAGCGTAAGTCTGCACGTACATTTCTTTCCTCCTTCGCCAGCTCTAGGGCTAGACGGTGATGTTGCCTCGAATCACGATGTGGTTGAGGGCTCCCGCCAGGCGCCGCTGGAAACACTTGGGAGCGTTCAGCGTGCGGGTGAGCTTGTCGGCCGCGCTGATGCTCGACGCGGCGGGGAACGACACGTAGTCGCCCTGATCCGCGTCGAACGGCGCGAGAACCCCGTTATCCGTCGCCCGCTGCAGCACCCGCCGCACCGTCCCCTCGACGGTCTTGATCCCCGCGTCGGTGAAGGGCAGCTTGTCGATGTTGACTAGGAGGGAGTAGATCTCCTCCTGGAGGGTCGCCTCGAGCCAGTCGATCGCCTGGCGGATGTCCAGGAAATCGCCGCTCCCGGTCCAGCCCTCCTCAGTGACGTTGACCCCGCCGATCGTCTCGTAGGTCGAGCAGTACTTGTTGTGAGCGTTATTCCGCTGCGTCGAAGTTAGCGTGTCGGGCGTCACGCCGGCCAGAACCTTGTGCGCCCAGTTGATGGTGCCCGGGTCGTTCGGGAAGCACCGGCCGATCCATGCGGCCTCGGGGTAGAGCGACCCCCTGGTGTAGAGCGCCGCGGAGCGCTTGTAGGCGTTCGCCTTCGCAATGGCTGCGATGCTGGTGGAGTCGTCGGCCAGGGTCTGATCGATGATGTTGGTATCCCAGTGCGAGCAGACGAAAACCCTCTTGTTCGATTCGGTCCAAGACATCGCCGACTGGATGTCCAGGGACGCCTTCGAACACAGAACAAGCCCGTACCAATCCGCATCCTCCTGGAGGCAGGCGGCAAGTGCGGCCGAAAGAGTCTCCGCGCCCCAGCGCCCCACCGCAACCTTCGTCGGGCAGGGGGTCTGCGCGAAGTAGGCGGCGACGGCCAGATAGATATCGTCGGTGGTAGCGAACCCGTCGGCGATCATCGCCGAGGAGAAATCCGCCTGGTCATACCAGCGGAGCCGGTCGGCCCAAACCGAGTGGGATCCCAGGACGAGCGCCCAACCGAAAGCACGGCGTGACACCGTCTGGGTGCTCTGGCTGATGGTGATGTCAACAACGTCGTCAATCGCGGGCATTTCTCTCTCCTATGCGAGATCTGCGGTGAAGTCGAAGAACATCGCTTCTCCCGATTCGCTTCTAATGGTTCCATCACCGGCGACGTGCTCGATCACGCCCACGTCCTCGGTGTCGAGGTCCTTGACCCCGAAGGTGATGTCGCAGTGAACGCGCTCCTCTGACTCGGAATCGAGGAACTTTGTCAGGTCGTTGACCGGCCCCGGCAGTTGCGAGCAAAGGCCATTGGCTACCAACGCAAGTTGAATCGCATCCTTGCGGAGTGAGTTTCGCAGGGCGCGGATCAGGTCCATAGCCCCGGTGCCATAGGCGTTGATGCTCACGGTGATCAGTCGATCGCCGTAGTAAATCCGCTCCCCGGAGTCTATATCGACAGGGCCAACGTCGTCCTGCCCGATGTCGGTGATCGCTGAAAACCGCATCGAGAGGTAGGGGAGCTCGGGACGGGGGGCGTTCGGCCACGCGATGATCGCCCGCCCAGAGGGAAACACCGCCGTGATCCATGCCATGACGGCATCCTCGAGGTCGGTGCGAGAGCGAAGGGCGGCGGTCATGTCTTCTGCTCCTTGACCGCGGTGGCATTGTAGTGGGTCAATTCCGGGGTCATTCGGTGGTAGTTGACATCCTCGACCCTGTAGTATTCCCCCTCCCAGAGGATCCGATCACCCTTGCGCCCAGTCTCATCATCGAGGGCGTAGATTGGGTCCTGGCTCCACACGTTGATGGAATCTTTGGCCCGCTCTCCCTCGTCGGGGTGCGCCGTGCTGCTTGCCGCTGGCTGTACGCTCGCCGTGATTGTGACGTCGGACTCTGCCCCATCAGACCATCTGCCGCCAGAAAATGATCCCGCGGCGTATCGCTTCAGGGAAACCGAAATGAAAATGTCCGGGGAGAGTTGCATCAAGCCACCTGGGTCAACGTCTGGATAACCGCATCCAACGAGCAGATGGCCAGCATCGAAAAGGCATCCCGGATGCTGTAACTCAGCACCACTCGGCCTTGATCGATGGCCAGCCCGGCGCAGAACTCGATCCCGTAGTTCCGGAAGACGAATGCCGGCGAAACGGCCTCGATTCGCGTCAGTTCATCATCGCCCAACACGAAACGATGCAAGTAGAGGTTCCGGGGACCATCGAACCCGATCACCGGCCGATGCTCGACCCAGAGCCACCGACTCCCCAGACGCACTGCCTGGGAGCCCCCACGCCACGGGGCGCCGTTGTACCACTTGATGTGGTGGGGATCCCGGCACATCCCGGGGGTGACCAGCACCATTGGATCGCTGGTGTAGATCCAGCGTAATGGCTCGTCTTCCGTCGAGACCGGCATCCAATTCTTCTGGTGGTAGAGCGACCAAGGCCCTCTGATTGCGAAAACGTCCTCGATGTCGCCAGTGGCGGTGAGCTTGAGCAGGCCCATTTCGCAGAGCAGGCCCATTTCGCCCCCTCCCACCAGTTTGGGGCGCTCAGCGAAGTTGCATGATGCCCAGTACTGCCCCGCGGACCAGAACAAGCGGCAGTCCTCGTAGCCCTGGACCGCCCCGGGCCGCGCGGGCTTGGGGTCGACCATCGTCTTGCAACTCAGGGGACGCCACGCATCATCGAACTCGACCCACCAGTTTCGGGTGCGACAGGTGGCGTCATCCTTACGAAAAAGGGTCACGCCCCCCACCCCTTGGCGATAGTTCACCCCCCGGATGATGGCGCACCGCCGGCCGTCGCGAAGGTGGACGGAGGGGGTCGACGATGCGAACTCGCCGCGCACCTCGGTCGGGACCTGCAAGCAGATGTCCTCCACCGGGCCGACCAGGGCGGGAAGCGGCTTGGCGATCTCCATGAACCGGCCGCGGCTCCCCAGCCACCGGGTGTACTGGTCTTCAAGGCCCCGCTCATTCTCTATGTCTTCCGGGCTGCGACTGGGGGGCGCTACCGGGGGCTCCACATGGGGCGCGGTGGGGCTCGGACGCATGCGCGCGGCACGTTGGGGCGGAAACTGGTCCTGGCGCCCCAGGGGGCACTGTAGGCCCTCCAGCTTGTCGCGCAGCGAGTACGTTAGCATCAGACCCGCCCCTTTGGCGTCATCTGTCGACGACCATGGACCAGAATGCGCGCCCGCACAGATGCCTTCATGGTTCCGGTCCAGATCAGTGGGTGATCAAACCGTCCCTGGAAAGCATGAGCCCCCTTGCTGACCCGGCCTGTTTTTCCTCGTCGAAGAGCTCCACCCTCGCGCCGCTTGGTGCTCTCGGCTTTCGGTGGTTCTGTCACGGCATCAATGGTTTTTCGGACGTCTCCCGCCGCTGCTTCGCCGAAAACGGTCAACGCGCTAAACACCTTGACCCTGCCCTTGGATTCGGCAACCCGATTGAGGCTTTTCTGGAGAAGACGCCGCCACTTCGACTCGTTCTCTCTGACCGCCCGACGCAAGAATGACCGTTCAGGAATCTTTCCATCCTTGGAACCGAACTCATTGACGGCTGCGTACTCGGCCACCGTCAGGTCCGAATGTGGATGTTGCTCTCCCTCGAAGATGCCGACATCGACGACTGCCCCATCAAAAGATTCGATCTGCGCAAGAATTTTCTTGAGCCCTAAATCGTGATCGATAGTGCGTCCGGTCATTTTCAACATCAGCTTGTCCTGTCGAACATGCCGACCTTGAATTTCGGCGGGTCACGATCGGTGTCTTCGTCCGCGGTATCTTTCCCTGAAATGGTCGTCCCACCAGCGAATGGGATCAGCCGGCCGCGCTTGCGCGAGAGTCGACCCAAGAGTGTTTTGTAGTTGCTGAGCCTTTCTCCGTAGCTAATGGAGATTGCTCCGACCGACTGCGAAACCAGGCGTGCATACTTCGCGATCAGTGAGTCGACGCATGCAATGGCGCACTCGTTGACCGTGGGGTAGAGGCCCAGTAGATAATCGATCTCCTCGTCGGTGAGTTGCTGATCGTTGGTGTCCGTGTCGCCGATCGCGAAACGGACAGCATCCCGGTCGCTGCTTGATGGGTCTCCGGAATATGACCAGCTCACTTTTACGCCTCCAGCCCCCGGCCGGCTCAGAGTGGCCGGCGCCGGGGCTGTGGCGGCCGGCTCGCCGGAGTTAGGCCGAAATCACCTTGTCCATGAAGCAACCCAGGTCGGAACAGATGATCTTCAGATCGTATGGCATCTCACCCTCGACCCGGTGAATCTTCTTCCAGATCATCGGGTAGTCGAGCATACGCATGCCCATCCCGCCCGGCTCGTTCTGAACCGCCCCGAAAAGATTGTTCCAGACAAAAGTGTAACAGGCCGTCGGGACCTCGATGGCGGGGGCCGGCTCGACGTAGCCCAGGAGGACTCCGTTGGACATGATGTGGTCTACCGAGTCGGCCGCGCCCTCGGCGGCGCTGTTCACCACCGCGGATGCGACGATCACCTCATCGAGCTCCCAGAGATCGGCCACGATATCGGTCGTCTTCCGGGTGATGTTCCCGCGCTGAGTGTACTTGATCCGGTCGATCATCTGCGGGTGGTTCTTGATCACCTCCCAGACGTCCTCGGCGATGACTGCCTTGTTCGGGAACCGGCCGGTGGTCTGCTGCACCAGCCGGCGGGCCACCGCAATGTCGATATTGGGGTCGCTGTCGTCCAAACTCCAGCGGAGGAAACTCGTCCCCGGGACAGCCCCCGCTGCCACGCCTGTGAGGTCGTTGGACCAGACCGCGGCCTTGAAAAAGGCGAGCGCCCAATCGATCTCGAGACGGGTCATCAGCCACTGGACAACGTTGCGGGTCGCCGCCCGTTTGGGGTTCAGCGGGTTGTCGGCGTTAGCAATGGTGTCCATGTCGAGGTCCTGGTGGATGGCCCTCGTCTGGCAGAAGAATGGACCCTCCTGGGACAGGCGGACGTCCGTCCCCTCGGACTCCGCGCCCACCGCGCGAATCTTGGCGACGTTCCGCAGCAGGTCTCCCTTGTTGAACTGGAAGTAGAGGTTCGACTGCTTGTTGCTGGGAACGATGGGCGCGAACTTGGTGGCGACGTACAGCCCCAGTTCCTGGCGGTAGGCCACGCTGAAGTTCGTCAACGCCTGGTTGACGTGCACATCCTGGGGGGTAACGTGTGGCATTTTCTCTCTCCGTTAGCCCCCAAGGGGGCGTGGCGTTAGTGGCTCCAGTTCACAGCCGGTTAGGGGGACAGAACCGAGGCGGTCCCCTTGTAAAAGATAAAAGCCTTGCGGATCTCGCCGGAGACGCCGGCTTCCTGCATCTCGCCGAATGTTCCCCAGCCGGCGATCGATGCGATCCAGTGGCCGGAGCCATCCAGGGCGGGCATGATCTTGTCCCCGGCCGACACGGTCCCGCCCAGCATCACTGGGACCTCGCCGAACCGGCAGACCGAGGCGCCGCGCCCGGCCGCTTCTGGCTTGTTGACCAAAACGCCGGTCGGCTCGTCCGTCGCCCCGTCGCAGAGGTTCACCGTGTCGTCCGCGGTGATGCGCACGGCATGGTACTGGTAACTCGACAGGTCAGCCGCTGCGAGCTTGCTGAACAGCTGAAGGGTGCTCTCGTTGCTCATGATGGGCTCCTCTTTCGACCATGGCGCCGGTCCCCCGGCTCAGGTCAGACCTTGGCTATGGACTACCCGATGGGCCGGGGGGTGCTCTCGCTCTTCTCCGCGTCGTACTGCTTCGCCAGGTCGGGATTCAGGTCGAGCACGGTGGTGATCGCCTTGCTCATCGGCATCACCTCTCCCGAGGTGGCGCTCTTCTGCACCAGCTCCCCGGCCATGGCGGTCACCCGCTGCCAGGTGCTGCCCACTCCGTGCGCCTTGGTGCCCTGCTCGGCGAAGAGGGCGCTCTTGGCGATCACTCCCTCGACGGTGCCGAGCAACTTCTCCAGGGCCTCGCCCTGCTTGGGGTCAGCCTCGCTGACCACCCGCATCAGGGTCCCGAGCTCGTCGGTCCCCAGGGGGACGTGGGGGAGCTTGATGGCCTTGGAGACCATCACGCGCTGCCGCTCGGCCTTGGCCTGGAGGTCGGCGCTCTTCCGGAGTTCCTCGAGCTCACGGGCGTTCGCGTCGGCGCTCTTGCGGAGCTCCTCGATCTGCGCGCGGGCGGCGGCGGGCAGCTCCGCGATGACCTGATGGACCGGCTTGTGGCCGACCCACCCCGCCAGGAGATCGAGCGCTGGCTTGACGTCGGGGGTCGCGGCGTCGAGAAAGCCAACGCTCTTCTGGATCAGCTCCTTGGCCTCGTCGAGCTTGGCCACGCTCTCATCGACGCTTTTCTTGAGCCCCTCGAGCTTCTTGGCATCATCCTTCTTGGCATCATCGTCATCGTCGGAGATCCCGAATGCCTTCTGAAACGATTTCCACTGCTCGGACTTCATCTCGCCCTTACACTTGGCGAGCATCCCGAACGCCTTCTTGATCAGATCCTTCTGGGCTGCGGTCGCATCGCTCTTGGCGAGCCACTCCTCGGCCAGCTTGGCAAGGGGCATCAGTTTCTCCTCTGACTTTTGAAAGATGGACAACCAACGATTGGCGGGAAACTTCGTCGGGCTCGTCTCGAAAACCGAAATTTCTTCGAGGAATGTTTCTTCTGAACGGTTGTCAAAAAGGCCCGGCACTCAATCAGAGTTGAGTGCGAGCGTTTTTAAGTCAAGAAAACGCAGGTCTTTTTTTAGAGGATATGTTCCGGGGTGAGAATAACCGCAGGGCTTCCCACGGTGTTGAGAACGAACGTTGTAAGACTGCGGATAGGGATGATTCGGCACCCGAGGGGTCCAGCGATGGCGATTTCTTCCGATTGGAGACGCCCTTGCAACCCACGCGCACGGGTGAACGACGCGACAAAATCGGCGCCACCCATGCTATCGATGAACGCCTCTGATGCACTCTTGGATGATTCCTGATTCTTCAAATCCTTTGCAGCTGCCACGTCTTTATCGCTCCAATCCAGCCGACGCATCGTGTCCTGCCGCCCGTTACTAGACGGCGTGAGGTAGCCTTCCCGCTGCCATCTCAACAGTTGTTGCTGTGAGACCCCGGCGAGCTTAGCCGCTTCCTGGGTCGTCATCTCTTCTCCTTGGCTGCGTAGCCACGCCAACTGATCCCGTGCGGCGTGTTGCTGAGAAAATTCCACAACTGAGCGTCGGGATAATAGTTGCAGACGATCCAGCTCCCGGCCCTAATGGGACGAGGCGTCTCGACGCCGAAGAAATCGTTGCTATCGCAGAACGCCAACCCGCTTTCCACCGTGTAAGCCTTCCCGGTCAACTCACGCGGCCAGGCATGGCTCGTGTTGAGGCCCTGTAGATCTCCATGCTCCATGAAGACGCGTCGGGGGCCGAGCATGAACCGATGCGCCTGATCCTCGATCTCATCCCTGGTGATGATGTCCCCATAGATGTCCTTCACATCCGGTTCCGCGGCAACGTACCAGATGCACCGCTTCTCCTTGATGGCCTTGGAGATCACGTCACGATCATCGCAGAGGTACAGGGGAGATGCATCATCGACACTCGGTGCCACCCCCGGACGACGTAAAACCAGATCGTAGAGGTGCATTGCCGGTCCAAGCTGCTCGAGATCTGCCGGGACTGCGCTCTTACATGTCACCCCCACGGAGAGCAGGGCATCGCTGACCATCCCGTCATCCCCAAGTTGTTGGTCATAGCGAAGCCCCAACCCCTCGTCCTCCTTCACCAGCGCAGCGGCCGGGGCGAGCACAATTTCATCCGGCAGCATCCGGCACCGTTCCTTGAGTTTACCCAACGCGAGCGCCGACTTTCCAATCATGCCCCCACGATCGAACTCCATGCCACGGTGATGCATCTCCTGCGCGACGAAGGATGCCCCTCGCTCGTAATCCGACGTGTCGAGCTTACGTTTCTTGGCCTTCCGGTAGTACTCCGCGAGCTCGATCCACGCATCCTCCAGAGCCTTATCCTCGAAGTCGCTAAGCTGGCCTGGAGAGAGGCGCCGGAGCAGCTGGAGCTCAATGGCGGTGTGCTGCGGGACCCGTGCGCCTGCCGCTCCACCCGATGCCGCCAAGGATGCCCGGTGGATCAGGTCATGCTGCCAACCTACTAGTTGCTTGCGAGCATTCTTGTGATACGCCTCGAGGTATTCGCGACAATATGCGCGGCGCTTGGCCCTGGTCTTCCGTGGCTTCTCTACCCCGTCCACATGGACGTCACTCGGATCAACGTGCGGCATCGGTATCTCCTGGAATGGAATGGTGACGCCACCAGTCCTCGAATGGAAGCCCCTTGTCCTCCACGTCGGCCCGCTCCAGGATATACCCCGCATCCTGGAGCAGCCGACGCATCTCCTCACGCGGCTCGGGGCCGAAGCGGTAGGCGTCATGCTCGATCGTGGCCACTTTGAAAGCAACCCTGCACTCGAGGATGCGCCGCAATGCAGCCAGGGACGCGGCATCCACGTCTAGGCTCAGGTAGTCCACTGATCGCATGGATGAACCATACGGGAACACCGTCGCATCCGCCTTAATGAAGGTGGTCTTGGGGCGAAGCTTTTTCCAGAGATCGAGATCGGCGCCAATGTCGATCGCCCACCCGCGCCAGCCGTCGGCCTCCAGGGCGCAGGTGTTGCTGAAGTCGACGGGGTGGCCACAGCCAACGTCAAGGAAGAGCAGCGGCATGTGAAGACGATTGAACCGCGGGATCATCCAGTGCGCCCAAAGATCCTGGCCAACCTGACTGTGCGATTCAATTCTCATCGTTATTCCCGCAGGTGGAGATCCGTGATCGAGATGCCTGTCCGGGCCTTGTCCGCGCACCGTGGCCAATTGCCCTCGATGAATGAGGCATCATACTCCCCCACGTAATCTTCGACAACGGGGGCGAAGATCTGAGCATCAGAGAGCACTGCGGCCCACCAGCTAAAGGTGGAGTTCGCCCGCAGAATCACCTCTGCTTGCATAATGGTGAGGAAATCGGGCAGGTATGAAAATGAGCCGGGCACGCCACGGATGATGCGCGGCTGGTCTTGCCTCACCCAGCGCATGCAGACAATTGGCAAATTATGCTCCTCGCATGCGCGTACGTAGGATCGCTCCGGGATGTTCGCGTAGCAATCATGCCCGAGATAGTCTCCCTGCCTGACATGCGCGACCAGCTGGTGGCTCCCCCGGCCACAGAGGTCAAGCCACTTGGGTTCAACCTGAAGCCATCGCTTGATCTCCTCGCGGGATAGTCGGTCTATCCAGTTCTGAGACTGGAAATAGCCACCAAGCCGCACGTCAACCTGTCCCTCACGGATGACGTTACTGGGCCCGGCGTTCCCGTCGCTCACCTCTGGGAGATCACAACTGAAACCAGGCTCCTCCGACAGCCCAAAGATATGCCGCCCCGCCCACTCGGGGACCTCGAGCGTGGCGCCATGGATCTCGGCGTACTTTCGCGCGGCGCAGTATTGGTGCAATTGGTTCCCCAGCCCTCCCATGAGCTGAACTTGGACGATGCTCATCGCCGCTCCCAGCTCTCCCACTGCCCACCGTTTTCGCACCACTGCTCTCGATGGGTCGACTCCAGCCGGTCGCGGATCATGAGGCGGTGTTCGTCCGCCCCCTGCGGGCCAGCGCCACACCCGTGCCACTGGATTTGGAAGAACCGAACGAGGCGCACCAGATCCTTCTCAAGCATCCGCTCGAGGAGCTCGTACTCGCCACCCTCGATGTTGATCTTCATCAGGTCAACCCCGCGGCTTAAACGCGAGAACACCTCGGCCACGTCTCTGATCTGGATCGGCTGCGAGGCTGCGCCGGGTTCGTGGTAGATCGACGAGGAATCTCCTCGAGCCTCCATCATCACGATCCGGGTGGAGCCGCCAAGGCCATAATTAAACCGCACGAGCCCTGATACCTTCTGCAACTTGTTGTAGAAGCAAGGAAGCGGCTCAAACGCGAACACGAGACATCCCCACTTCTCGATGCACCAGCGCGTGAAGTCGCCACGGTAGGCCCCGACGTCAAGCACCAGCGATTCGGAATCTAGGGGATACTGCAAACGAAACTCCTCCACGCTCACACCATACATTCATGCGCCGGATCGGTCATCGAGTAGGGGAACCCCCCAACCTCGCCACAAAGATCGCTCATCGAACCCGGGCGAGGGACGAAGAGCCGCGGCGACAGAGTGTAGAAGCGGTGCTCCCGGGCAAAATTAGTCAGCACCATGTCAACTGCGCCGGGGTAAGAGTCAGGCGAGGGGTGCTCGCGGTCCAGCGACTCCGTGATCACCCTCGCGAAGGTGCGGCTGATGGCGTAGGCAACGGTCCCCAGCATCCCCCCGTTGCGGATCACGTTCGGCGCCGCGCGGGCGATGGGATCAGATTGGTACCCGCCGCCCAGGTAGAGCACGTCCCAGTCCTCGGGAACCTGGCTGATCATGAAGTCGAAGCGCTCGTTGAGGGCCATGTGCGGCACCGCATCGTAGCGTGGAGCCCATGGGGCCGAGAGAAAGACAGCCATGGCCGGATTGTCAAGATCGAACCCCCCGGAGCGCATCGCATCCATGGTCAGGAGCATGAAATCGTCTTCGAAGATCAACACCCTCACACCGTAGTCGCCATCAGCGACCTTGCGCCAAATCGCACGATGGGATGCGGTGCACCCGGCGTTCCCATTGTCTGGCAGATCGACGCCAGGAAAACGTGCGAACGTGCTGATTTGAAGCAGACTGAACTCTGCCTCTGACTGCTCCCGGCGGTCAATGCGCCGGTCCAGGTTCACGTATAGAACGCTGTCGAAGTACCGATTGAGGGAAGAGGGCATGGCTACTCCTTTTCAGGTTTTACACGATAGCACGCTGGCCCATACGATGGTCTAGACGCGTCTAACCACCCTGCTTTGACCAATGCCTCAAGATCGGCCTGCACCGCCCCGGCTGACCATGCCTGCCGAGAAGTGAACCACCCTTGTTCGAACATGCGACGGAGCACGGAAACGATGGGTGGCGCCATCACTGGTACTCCTCGCGCAGTTCCCGCAGGTCCAACACGGGCGGCTCGTCGAAGATCGCGGTGGCCTCGGGATCAAGTGCCGTCGCGAAACCCGCGCCGAGGTACGCGCAGCGCTCCTCATCCCCGTGATGCCCGCATTGCTCCCCGTGCAAATGCGGGCAAGGGCCAACCAAGAGCTCGATCTCCGGGTGCCGCCAGTTCTCGGCCAGATTCGCCACCCGGATGTCCCGCTGCACCCGACATGACTGCCACGCCTGGTTGCAGCACTTCACGATTGGGCGCTCCATGTTGATCGCCAGCGAACTGTGTCCCGTCTGCGGCTCGATGTCGAACCCCGGGAGATGCACGAGTGCTTGCCTCAGCCCCGCCGCCGAGAGACGCAGCGACCAATCGGCGTCCTCCAGCCCCTGGCCACCATCATATGCCTCGTCATAGCCGTTCACCTCGAGCGCGAGTTCGCGGGGGTAACTCCCGAAGCCGTAGACCATCGGAGTCGGTCCTGGTCGACGAGCATCTCCGCGATTGGGCCAGCACATGCCCAGACAGACCATGTTCTCCTTCCACGCCTTCCAGAACGTCGCCACGTAGTTCGGCGGGAGGACGCAGCAGTCGTCGAGATTCAGGATCAGCTCGCCACGACATGCAGCGATTCCAGTGTTTCGGTAGGCGCTGATCGCGACCTTGCGCATACGGACCCAGGGTGAGCCCAGCCGCGGGGGGACGTGGCGGATTGCGAAGGGCATCGGGCGCTCACCGATCGCGTCGACGATCACATCATTCAGCGACCTGCGGCTGTGCCCTATGAGCCCATCGACGATCACCAGCTCGAACGGGGGTGCGTCCACCTGGGCGGCTAGATCCTCGACAACCTTCCCGATGCAGTCCCATTCTGGGCGCTCGCGGTAGGCGTCGGAGTCGCGGACAGTGCAGAGGAGAAGGGAAACGAGGGGGGTGGTCATCCGATGCCCTCCATCATCTTGATCGTGCGCTCCAGCTCGGCGATCTCGCGGAGCATGCCTTGCGCGCTTTCCCAGAACCCGCCGAGTGGATGGAGCAATGACAGGTGCATGTAGACGGCCGTTTCCCGCCGCAGCTTGGCGATCCTCTCCTGCGGGGTCTCATCGAGCATGCGCTGCAGCTTAGACATTGCAGCGCTCGTCGTGGAGCGGATTCTGTCCTCGCGTTCCGGCGAATCGTACCCGCACTTGTCTATCCACTCGTCGACTCCGGCCAGCTGCTCCCTAGCCTGCGCCACCGTATCGAGGCCGACCTCGGCCCGCAGCTCGTCGATCGACGGCAAACCCAGCCGCGCCCGGATCTCGTCGATTAGGCTCGTCGTTCTCATGGCAGTTTTCCGTATCTTCTGGCGATACTCTCGCGAATCCTTCGTCGACCCCGGGATTCCAGTTTCCTCACTCGTTCCCTGGTCACACCTAGCTCCCTCCCGATCTCCATCAATGTTTCCTCTCGCAATCGCGCCTCAAGAACTGCCCGGTCTCTCTTGGGCAATGTACGTATCGCCTCCCCTAGCATCCTGCGCTGTTCTGACATCTCACAATAATGGTCGGGCAGTAGCGGCGGCTCCGATGTCGCTGCCAATGTTGCTAGGGCTTCCTCGGCGTCGATGCTGCGCTCGGCCACTGGTCTCTTCACTGCCAATACCCCGGGCGTCCATAACTCTTCTGGATGCACGCCGAAGTATTCTGCAATCCTTACCGCTATTGAACGGAACTCTCCATTTGCACGGAACGGAGACTTCTTCATACCCTCCAGTCTGAGATAAGCGCCATATGAAACCCCGGCAGCATGCGCCAGCTCCATCGGGGACTTTTCCTCCGCCTCGCGCCGCTCAAGAAGCAGGTTGTTCCGCACTCGCAGGGTTACTCGCAGCTCCTTCATGAAGACTACACCCTCTGGACGAAGATCACGTTCCTCGGCGACCAGCTCGCGAGGTTCACCGTCGCTGGGTCCTCGCAGCGCAGCACCTGGAATTGTTGCATGAGATCGAAACGCGGTTTCAGCCCGTGCGCATCGAACTTGTCGATCCACCACCCCCAGCGACGAATCGTGAGATGCCCGGCGACCAGGAGCCAGGCGTTCTCCTTCGTGACCTCGACGGGCGGGATGAACGTGTAATCCTTCTCCCCGATGTCGCCGCGAGTGCAGATGTTGAAGAAGCCGATCCCGCCGGGAGCGAGCCACTCGCGAACCGCCCTGCAGAGCACGTTGACGTCTGGCTCGGCGATGTGCTCCCAGAGGTCCAGCGCCGAGATCATCTCGTAATGATACCCAAGCCCACTGACAGCCAGCTCACCGGTGATGTCGCCGCACTTGAGATGCTCGATGCCCATCTCCCGCCCTCTCTCGACGGCGGCTTTCGAGATGTCGACGCCATAAGCATTGCTGGTGAATGCCTGCATGGCGTTGACGAACCCGCCGGCCCCGCACCCGAGATCGAGCGCGAAGCCGTCGCCATCAACGAGCCCCATGCGATTCAGCCACCCGGCGATTTTCGCGAACCCAGACCAGTTGTGAGCCGTCGAGTGGTAGGTGTCCCAGGTGCCATCTGGCCGGCAGAACCGGATTCCCTTCTCGCCGCCGTAGTACTCAGGGCCGTAGTGGGTCTCAGGATCGAACATCGAGCCCAGCTCGAGGACCCGACCCTGGCCCGGCGGGGGCGGGTCAACCTCCACCGGGCCGAGGGCCTCCGTCAGTGGGTCCTTCTCCGGCACAGCGAGCATGCCCAACGCCTGTGAACGTCGCTCATTGACCAGAGACCTGGGGACGAATGCTATCTCGCCGGCCATCTTCTCCCGAAGCTCGTCCAGCGACCAAACCATGTTCTGCTCCACTCCGGCATCCCTGGCCCAGCGAAGCAGCGGCGAGTACTGCCGGTTATGATGCGACCCCCACACCTGCGTAGCGTAAAGCAGGCACGGCAGGTCGAGGATTGCGCAAGCCATCGCGATTCCCACATCATCAATCGCAACGTACCCCGTGACACAAGCGAGATCACAATGTTTTGGGATCGCATCGGCGAGATAACCGTAAAACGCCCATCCCGGAGCCCAAGGAACTCCCCATGCATCACAGAGAACCCCGACAGATGCGGCATCGCTGGCCGCCCAGCCTACATAGGTCTCCTGCTGCGCCCGGAACCCGAGGTGCAGTGCCCATTCGGCACTCAGGGGATCGGCCACCGTGGGCGATTTCCCGAGCTGCATGAGTGCACCAACGTGCTGCCGGATGTCCGCGGAGTAGCGGGAAACCATAGCCTCGGTGATCACCAGGCCGACCGTCCCCAGGAGCTCTCCGGCCTGATGCGCCGCGAGTAGTTGCTCGAATGACTCCCCCAGGTCGACAGGACCGGCGCCGTAGACCGCCATATCGCCCGGAGCGTTGGAGATCACCGACTCAGAGAGCTCACCCTCTGCAGTCTTCGGTTTGTTGATGAGCTTCATCCGATCCCCGTGTGCGGCCTGCAGGAGCGCCCATTTTTTAGGAGCGCTCGAAGACACGCATTGCTCAGCGTCTGGACGTGTTTCTTGCTCATATGACGCATGGGACTCTGTTCGGAGAATCCGAGGCGAAGTTTCTCCCAGCGCGCCTCGACCTTGCGCACCATCTGGACCCTGGTCATCTTCCCTCACATGAGATGGCGGCGTTTGCGATCATGATCGCCTCCCGCACCCTACGCACCGCCACGGTCTGGTCGGCGCATGGGGGCGTGTTCTGCACGATAGCAGTAGCGAACACCCTGCCCGCCTCGCGGATGGCTTCGTACTTCGGGATATCCCCGTGCTTCGGCTGGTGGTAGGTGAACCAATGCAACATCATCTCGGCCGTGATCATGTGATGACCCTCCTGGTGAGGCGCTCTAATGACGCCTTCGCATGCTCGTAGTCAGATTTCGTCGCCCCCCAGTTGTTCATATCGATCAGGTGCGCCAGGAGAGACGCGGCATCCGGAGCGGAGAGCTCCTTTCCGCCCTTTGTCACATCATCCACCATCTCGCAATACTGCCGAAGCAGAGGACCCGGTTCTTCCACCGTCGGCTGGGGCGGGGGACCTGCGTCGATCAGCTTCTTCAACTGGGCCAACTGCATCGCCATCAGTTGTTCATTTCGTCCCATCTACTCCCTCCAAAAGTGCCCGGTCTCGCAAGCCGCTTTCGCCTGGGGGAAGATCACGACGGCGAGACCGGGCAACGGCGTCAGTGGAATTGGTGTGGGCCTCCCAGGCAACAAAATCATTACAACGGCAGGGTCGCGCCTGTCAAGCCCTAGATGACCAGGATTTCAACACAGCGGCAGGATGGGTGGCTCTCGTTGGGGACGTCCACCATGGTCCCGTCAGGTAATCGCCACTGCGCTCCGATCGCAATCCGCGTTCCATTCATCGGCTCGCAGATCTCGCACACGGCACTGTCCCCCGACGAATCCCACTCACGCATCGCCTTGGCACCGAGCGCGCCCTCTTCCTGAAGCTGCTCCCAGAGTGCCTTTTGCCCGTGGCTGATCGAGCGGAGCGCCTCGGTACGGGCGATGTTCTCTGCCCGACGAGTCAGAAGCTTATCGGCATACTTATCGGCGAGTTTGTTTGCCCGCGTGGGATCGTCCAACTTCCGTAGAAGATACTCGCGGCGCCGGTCAACGGCGATTGCGCTGCGCTCGTCGAGCCCGATCACTGACTTGATGTCCTTCGCCAGTCGCATCGGATGCCGACCAGAATCCACCCCCCGCTCCACCATCGATCGAATCGCCTCCCGGGTGGTCTTCGTAGTCTCCTTCACCAGCTTCGCCGTGTGTTCCTTCAACCAGATCTTGATCTTGGGTTGCACCGCATCGAAGGCCACTGCATCGCCACCCGCCGTGATCTTCGCGGCTGCCTTGATGCCGTCTTCGAGCAACGGTTCGAGCTCGACGAATGTTGCACGCGCCCCAGCATCGTCCACCAATGAAACCACCGCGTTTGTCTGCGCCAGTTGCAGGTGGCGGGCCATAGAACTCAACGAAACATCATCCTGAAGGGCACGGAGTTCAGATGCGAGCTGTGCCATCATCCGCTTCTCGAGCTGCGCGGCTTCCGCGAAAAGCGCCCGTTGTTTCGGCACTGGACGAGGGCGCCGCGGAACAGCCTTGGCGAGCAGCCGGAACACTACTTTCTCGACCCTTCAATCTCTGGGACCGGAAGATCAGCCACCCGGCGCAGGTGCCGTTCCGTCTCGGGGTCGGATAGGTCGATCCCCAGGCCGGCAAGCGTCTCGAGGAACGGCCCGAGCACGCTGAGGTCGATATCGTCCAGTGGCTGATGCCCGAGCACAGGGAATGGGCCTTCCCAGCCATTCGCCTCACAGAGCAGCGGGATCCCCTGCCTGTTCATGGTGCCACAGATTCCGTCCACCACGGCATCGATTGTGAGGACGAAGAGGTCTTTCCTCGAACGCCCCATGGCCTGAGTCCCCGATGTCTCATGCCCGAAAAGCAGGAAGTCAGCGAGGACTGCGCTCGCAATCTCCTGCTTATATCGTTGGATTACCCCATGCGAGTCAACAGTCCGAGCTCCTGCGGTGGACATCAGGCTGAGAGCATAAATTTCATGCCCCTCGGTATCATGCTCGATCGGGAACACGATCCCACGTTGCTCGTCGGTCTTGATGTCACGTACCAGTTTCTGCAACGCAGCCAGTTCGGCCGCGCACTCCTGCCCCTCCTCGGTCGTCGTATCCTCTGCCATCCGCATGCGCTCGGCCGGCATGCGCGCCACCGGCACCCCGCAACCATCCCGTTCGATGGCGATAGCTTCGACCATCTGGATGGTTTTCTTCAGCTCGTAGGGTACCCACGCGCCGCGGAGCACCGAGAGCCCCTCCGGGCTGGCGTGCCACTCGTCCGTCTTGAAGTGCAACAGCTTCTGCGCCGGGATCTCCATGAACTGCCAGGTCGGAGGTGCCCACTGAATGACCGCAACAACCTTGCCGTGCGGGTCGAGCTCCCAGCGCCAGATCGTCTCCTGATGGCGAGGAGCCAGCTTCGCCCATCCCACCATGCCGTCGTCGTGGTTCGATGGCGGGTCGGCCTTCCGGCCGCGGCGCACCTTGAACACCATCTCCAGCAAGGAAAACCCGTAGAGCAGCTCCCAGAGCACCTCAGTCACCACCGCCGTCCAAGGCATGTCCAGGTCCTGGAGGCATCCATCGATGAACTTCGCCCGCTCCAACTGCTCCGGCGCTTCGTCGCCCGATGGGGGACTCACCGTCCAGGTGACCTGGCGGACGATCATCTTGATCGCGTAGAGAAAACTAGCGACAGTGGGCTCATTCCAGCCCATCTCGTGGAACGCGCGCTTGCCCTTGTCGTCGGCAAGATCGGGAAGAAACTCCTCGTAGAGGCGACCGAACCAATGCTTGAGCCCGGGGACGCCATACTCGGCGTTGAACCGGATTGCCCTCTCGACCTTTTTTCCCGCCTCGGTGGTGACCTCCCCTGTCCAGTTCGTGTCGTCCACGCCCATCATTTTGGGCACGTTCGGCGCTGGTACACTGCCTTGAGGGTCGTAGGTAGGTTGGGCTGTCTTCGGGGTGCGTTTACGCGGCGCCATGCCGTCAGGGTAGCGCAGAACTACACTAGGTTGTCAAGTGGTCCGCTCCAGCCTGGACCTACATTGTTCTCGCATGGTGCCGTCGTTTATACCTTGGCATTCCATTTATAATCTTCAGACGGCATGGGGAATTCGACGACTCTGGTTGCTCTAAGCAAGCGCACCGGTTGCCTATCAATGAAATGTCGCAATGCGTTCTCTGTGCGCCTAGTCCTGACCTTCGCCATCTTGTATCCGCTTGTGCCCCTCAGCCCGCGCAAAAACGCACCGGCAGCGATGGCTGCTGAGTCCTCTTCGTCGGTATGGACCCCTGATTCCAAAACCTGGATGAAATCGACGACCCGTGCAGTGCTTTTGCCACATATAATCGCTCTCGCCGCGACGGCGAGAACAGGGCCGCAGATCGGTGAAATCTTCGTTGACGTCGCGTTATAGACGGTATCGATGGTGTCGCGGTACTTCTTGTATATGTCGATTACCACATCGTTGGTGATTGCAATCGGCTTTTCGGATATATCGCCGCTAATTCCTAATCTCCCGAACTTCATCATTGCCCTGATCGTCGCTACCTGGATATTCGCGATCAGAAGCCCCTGGTACTTTGCCGCGTCGTGGGCGCTCCTCATCTTCCCTGTGTCGATCGCAGCAATGGCACGTTGAGCGATGTTTTCGACGACTATCATTCTGAATGAAATCCCAGTCTCGACGATTGCAGACAGCCGGTGTTGTCCATTCACAAGCTCACCGTCAACGCTGAATCCGATCGCGTCCGTCGATGGATTAAAATTCCCGGCGGTCATGGCTCGAGCAAGAGCAGCGACATGCGTTGGGCGGATATTTCTATTGTTGTTGTTCCTTGCCAGCCACTTCGCAGCGATTTTTCTGTCGACTATCATGATTTTGGGGTTCATTGGGCACTCCACGATAAGCCCCCTCCGCCGCTAGTTCCTGGGCAGGAGATCACGACTTCGGGGACACAATGTGTTAAGGAACGCCCAGAAACGAAGACAGTCTAGCAATGTGCTCGCGACATGTCAACCCCGGTCATGGCTTGTTCAGGTGGTAGATCACCGCGGTGCGACTGCACCCGAGCTGACGGGCGACCTCCGCGGCGTTCTTACACTCCTTGAAGAGGGCCTTGACCTTCTTCGTGTTCAGGTTCTTTCGAACCCCCTGCGCGCTCTTCTTCTTAGGCATGTCGCCTCCTTTGTCCGAGCACAATGGCATGTGACATGTGGGTTGTCAATGAGGAACTGAACTGCCGAAACCGCCCCCCGTCATCTTCGATCGAGCTGTGTCCCAATTCAGAAATTGAGTGGTGGCATCCACCTGGTCATCGAACGCGCACGAAGGAAACGAAGTCACCTCAGCGACGTAATCATTCACCCATGCTGCTTTTTCGGGCAACCAGACGTTGCCAGCCTCGAAGATGGGCGAGACGGCCTGTGCCCGCGCTTCCTTCGACTCCCGCGGAGAGATCGGGATGATCCCGGAGATCTTGCTACGCATCCGCTGGATGATGGCTGACCCGTTGGCTTTGTCCTCGATGAGCCGCGCCCTGCATCGCGGGTGACGCTGCACCATGCCGATGAGCGCAGCCTCGGTGGGGGGATAGTCCATGTGCTCGCGGATCTGATCCAGAAGATAACGATTCGGCCCCCTCTTCCCCCACGCCTGAATGACCACAAAGCTATTTTTCGCGTTGTCCTTGAACGCGGCGTCGAGGCTGATCGCTACCGGGCGTAGGCCAGTTGGTGGCGTGTTATAGAATCGCAGCCACTGCGGCTTGATGATCGAGCCCTCGGCCGGTAGGGGCCTCTGCTGGTAGAGCCCCCACCACTTCGATCCCTGGGCAGCTTTGATCGCAGCGAGAGCTCTCTCGTCGAACCGTTCGGGGCAAAGTGCGGCTCCCTCGGGGCGCCCCAGGGCGTCATCTTGCTCGGCCACTGCGGGGAGCGTGATGTGCAGCCAGTTGTCGCTGTGCCGCTTCGTGAGGTAGCCCGTCAGGTCGTCCTCGTGCCACCTCTGCATGAGGACGATAATGTGGGCCCCTGGCTCCCGCCTGGTGTAGAAGGTCGACTGGAACCAGTCCTGCTCGTGCTTGCGCATCGTGGGGGAGTGCGCATCCATCCAATTCTTGCATGGGTCGTCGATGATCATCAGGTGACCGCCGAACCCGGTGATCCCCCCTCCAACACCCGCGGTGAGCATCCCCCCACCTTCGGTTGTCTCCCACCTATCGGATGCGCCAGTCCCGGCCTTGACGCTCGTCCAGAGCTCGCCATTGGCATTGAAAACATCGCGGACCTGCCGCCCCCAATGCGCAGCGAGCTCTGCAGCGTAGCTTGCGAGCAGTACCCGCCGCTTCGGGAAGAGCTCGAGGTACCAGACTGGAAGCCACTTCGAGATCAAGAGTGACTTACCGTGACGCGGTGGCGCGTTGACGATGATCCGCGCCCCCTGGGGGCATCGCTTCATCTCCTTCATGATCAGGTCGCAGATAAAATTCAGGTAGGACCACGCAATCCAGCGTTCACCCGTACTCGGGCTTACCTGCTCAGCAAGATCTTGGATCTTGCGCCGGTAGGCATCCATCAACGCTTCACCCACCTGTAGCGCCCATCGACGCCGGCCTTGATACGTCGATGAGTCTCGACCCATCGCCTGAATGCAACGGGCCAATTATCGGCGCGCTGAAATAACGCTAGACCGGCTCCACGCCCAAACTCGTGCTCCAGGGCGGCGCGTTCGGACAGCGGGCAGATCTCCCGTTCCCACAGCCCAAGGAGAGCAACGCGAGCCATCAATCTCCGTCCTCTTTGTCTGGGACTGGAGCGACGTCAATTACTCCCTCCCGCGCGCGGTGCTCCTCGAGGAGCTGCTTGTCGTCCTCGTCCATGTGGGCCGGGCACACCGCGGCCTGGAGTTCCAGTCGGGCTTGTTCGATCGCCGTATTGACGTTGATCGAGATTGGCTGATTCGAGTCAACGGTGATCTTCGGTAGTCCGACAGCGTAGGAGAGCACGAGCTTACCGGCAGCGACATCGCCCTTGAGCGCCTCACGAGTCATAGCCCTGATCACGCCAGCGATCATCTCTGGCGTCAATGCCTTTGCCAGGGCAACTCGATACGCCTTCATGCGTCGATCGAATGGGTTGCCTTTGGCGCGCTTGTTCCCCGAGGCGAATTTCCCTTTCTCAGTTCGCCCCGAGGTGTCCACCTCTACGCCTTTTTTTCTTCTACCCATTGGCTAATTCCGGCACGCCTCCAGTTGCATCAACCCACCGCTGGAGTGCGACAGCGCAGAATCCGGGCGAGATGTCGATGGCGCGGCAGATACGCCCGGTCTGCTCGCTGAGATCGACGACGGTGGCCACCACTGTTTTTTCCCCGCGCTTCTTCGCCAGCTCGAGGCGCAAGTGGCCATCGACTAGCCGGCCGGTGCGCTGGTTCCAAACAACGCCTTGGACGACGCCGACCTCCTCGAGCACGCCGGCCATCACTCGAGCTTGTTTCTTCGGATGTTTTCTCCAATTCAGCGGATGCTCTTGTAGATTTTCCACCGAAATTTCACGTTGTTCAATAACCCTGTTTTTCCATGACATTTGTTGTATTCTTTCGGGTGCATATGCCTATCTAAAACGGGATATCATCATCACTCGACTGCTTCAGCCACGATAATTCGCGAAGATTCTGCTTTGGCAGCGCTTCGAGCTCCGCGAGCTCATCGGCGGGGATGCTGCGAGTGGGCTCGGCGTCATACTCCGTGTCCACGCCGCTCCCGGATCTGCCGATGCGAAACATGCACGCTTGGCCGTGCTCTTTGCACGCATCGCCGAGGGCGCAGTAGAGTCGCCAGCCCCCCTCGAGGATCCCCACTTTCTCACCATCCCATGCGTTCACAGCGAAGCGGAATCCGCCTTCTTTGTCAGCGTAGTAGCGTTTTTTATCTTCGTTGTAGGACACGTTCCCCGTTTCTTCATCGCCGAGGAGCACCACCTCTGTCCCATCCTCGGTTCTGATGAATGCGCGGCCGGTTGCTTTTTCTCCGAATGCCATTGATTACCTACCTTTCGTCGTCATCGTTGTCATCGGGTTCGTCATCGGGTTCGTTGGTGTACCCTGGGTTAGTACTACGAGTACCTACTGGGTATTCGCTAGTTTTATCCGGTACTAGTACTACGTCAATTTCAGCTTGGGACTTTTGGGGGTTTTGGGACTTTTTCTCAGCACTACTACCTGAAGTATCACTCTGCCAATTTCCACGCGAAGTATGGGAGAAACACCCAAAAGTCCCAAAACCCCCACTTTCTATAGATCTGGATCCCGCGCGATCCATACACTCCACTGCCCACAGTACTCCGTCTCCCCTTCTGGTAGTGGTACACCGTACTAGGCGCATACCGTCGACCACCCGCCCACTGTAGCGCCTACAAGCCCACCCAATGGCCCGAGCCGATAGAGGACTACCATCGCGCCATCGGCTATCGCAAGCGCCCAGGGCGCAGCGCAGGGCCACTCCTGAGCTTGTCTGAGAGTCCCTTATGGCTCCAGCGATCGATGTCGGCGTCTCCTGGTAGATGCCGTACCAGGCGTGGAGCAGAGATCGCAGAGTTTCTAAGCCAGAATCCGCCTCGGAGCGGACCCGCGCTCGGCCCTGGGCGGGATCGGGCAGGCCGAGCCACATGATCGGGCCACGGATGATCTCGTCCCATGCCTCGAACGATCCGATCGCCGTTCTGTCGATCTTGGGCAGACCGGCCATGAAAAAAGCTCTAATGATTGTCAAGCAATCCGTCACCAGCCTGCAGCGATGGTTGGTAACCCACTCGCGCAACGGATCGTGTTTCCATCCGGTTCGCTCCTCCGGTTGCTCGATCTCCGCGTCGAGGTTGATCGGGATTACCCGCCGGCCGGTATCCCCGCGCACCTGGATATTGTTTCCGGTAGCGAACACCACGGCTCGCCAGGGCACTGTTTTGGTCTCGCTCTGCCCGAGCACCCGGTCGCTGACAGTGCCGCTGGTAAGCGCAGCGTCCAGAGCTCCGCTTCCCAGGGGGAGCGTAAGATTATCGATCAACACCAGCGATGATCCCTCGAGCGCGATGGCGAAGAGCCGCTTCCGTTCCTCCGCTTCCTCCGTGCTCTGGGCCATAACGGCAGGTTTTCTCCCGCAATAGATGATCGATATCGCATCGACGAGCAGCGACTTGCCTGTGCCTGCAACGCGGGCATCGACAGTGAACAGCGGCACAGGGCCGGCGATGGCATCACGACAAACGACGGTGAGCAACGCGGCGAGAATGGCCGATCGATCAAACGCGTTGACAACCGGAAAATCCTCGAACACCTCGAGTATACTATGGGCCGCATTGGCGGCGTCTGCACGGTCGGGGTGTTTCTTCACACGCGGGTAGCTATCTCTGGTCTCGAGCCATACCCCAGTCTCCTCGTCGTATCCTGGGTTTTCGAGAACTGTTCCGTCAGGGCGCAGCGTCGGCGACTCGGAGACGCCGGAGAGCACCGGGAGTCTCCATTCCCCGCGATTCGCGAGCTGCTGGATCGCCCATATGGGAGGAATCGTCGAGACCCACTCATCAGAACGCTTGTCAAACTTGAGCCAGTCAGCGGCGAGCGAGGCGATCTCAGTGAGGTGCGCGACGGGCGCAATCCCGATTGACGTAGATCCTTTCTCGCGAGAGATCCCACGCGGCGGATCGGCGTCACGCAAGAGGCGCACGAGGTGTCCGCTACGCTGGAATACTCGCCTGGGACGTAACGCGGAAACTGCAGCCTCGAGTTGATCGACGATGCTCGGCATATTATGGGTAACATGAATGACGGTACGTGCCTCGAGCTGCTCTGACACCACCTTGGATTGCTCAGAAGATGGCCCGGTCGATAACGTAGACTTGGCTCCGAACCCCTGGCGGGCGAGATCTCGAGCGGCGGCCGCGAAGTCCCCTCGGTTGTTGAGCAGCGCATAAAGTTGAAAAAGCGAATAGCCCCGCATGGGGGCAAGTTCCGTCGACGAGGTGAAGCAATAAAAGACGCGCTTATCGACGTTCCATGTTGCGCTTGTTCCTGATCGTTTGTCGGGTCTCGTCCACAGTTCATTGTTTCTGCTGCACCCTGAAAACTTCCAACCATGATTCGTCAGAAGTGCAACGTGATCCCCCCTCGCCGCGAAATCATCGCCGGGCGTGAGGCCCTGACGTGGTTGGCCGAACATCCGCGGTGGAGGTTTCTTGGCTGGCGTGGGAGGTAATTCGGGAACACCATCGAGGCTGAGCCATGCTCCATCATGTGCCGACGAAAAATGAGGATGGTCTTTGACGATCATCGGGAGCCAGGAGATACGCGCGGGATCTTTGCAGGCGTTGTCCCATGCTGTTCCGATCAGATAGGTAGCGAGCCGGGGATAGACAACATCACTCCATTGCTCGCTCGACATCGACGTTTTGAGCGGAAAGATAGCCCGCCAGCGAGGAACGGCCGGCTCTCCGTTTTTCTCCCGTAGGTGATGAGCAGTGGAATGAATGATGTAAGCCAAACCACGCTCGTCCCAATGGGGAGAAACGTCCTCGACGACGATGCCGCAGTCAACATCGATCACCAGGCACGAGAGAGATTCAATCCCCTCATTGCTGCGGGTGGTGCCGTCACGATATTGGGTAGGGCTCCAGAGAGAAGCGGAATCACGCGGGCGCTCATCGGTGAACGTCGTCAGTAGATCGCAGAGTTCATCCCATGAGACGGAGCGTTGCTGGGGTTTGACTGCTTTGACGTGACTCCAGATGCAAATTGGGATCATGTTATCAACACCTGCTGCGATAAGCGCCGAGCAGCCATTGCGGCGTGATCAGGGTTCATGTCGATCTGCAGCGAGCGGCGACCACAATCCATCGCGGCCCGGCCGGTGGTCCCGGCCCCGCAGCAGGGATCGCAGACGAGATCTCCGGGGCGGGAGTAGTCGGTGATCAGGGCTTTCATGAGGGAGAGGGGCTTGCCTCCGACAAGGGTCATGCGCTCCGGGTTGAACGTGTATGCGCCCGGCAGAGTGCCCCACTTGGAGTAAGGAGCGCATCGCGGACGGGCTACAATGATCCAACAGACCCAGGAACTCGGCCCGTCGCCGGCTAGCCTGACGCGAGAGCCAGGTGAAACGAAGGGAAGCGGCGCGAATGAATAGAGACCCTTCGCCTCGAGCTCTGCCGCCCAGATAGGAGCGAGTAGGTGATCGGTGATAACCACCCACCAGCCTTTGCAGGACCATGAAGTGACAGCACGGTGGACATCGGAGGGGGACCAGCAAGCATAATCCAGGGCGCGGCGAGAACATGGCGTGTCAACCCTCCCGTTGCCGCGTGTCCAATTCTTACTGTTTGGTCCAGCCAATGCCGCCGGATCTGATTTCTCATGCGTCCTCTCGCTATACGGCGGATCCGTGATGATGCAGTCCACCTCCCGCGGCAAGGGCTCAACGATGGAGTTTCCAATATATACCTCGTGGTCGGATCCGCCACCAATCAAGTCCATCGATCATCGTCCATGTCGCAGATGCACATCGCCTCCTGAAAAGCATTTTCGTCCTCATCTTGTAAATGCAGAAGAATTGATTGAATCATGCTTGAGGCTACGGGAGATGAACTGGTAGTGAGTTTTTCGATGGCGGTAAGCCGTTCGTCGCGTTCCTTCTCCATGATGATCTCCGAAGAGCCGGCCACTCCCCTAGGATACCCAGAAGGGAGGCTGCTCAGACCGCCAAGGGGAGTGACCAGCACATGAAAATCGACGACAAACAGGGCATCCAATCTGAGCGAGACATACCATACCGAGGCGGATCGGCGATGTCAACTTTTTTTCTTGACATGCGATTACGAATCGGCAAGTATGCTTACCGTACAAGGGGAACATCAACACAGATTGGCCCGGGAGCTCGCCTAAACACACCCCCCCCCTTGTGCCAGGGCGGCTCTCGGGCCTTTTTAGGAGAGAAGCGATGGCCGAAGTAGTGATGCCCGTCAAAAAGGAAGTGGCGATTCAGGTGCTCGAGGATAACATGATCGTCGTGACCGCCGATGATGACGAGGGCAAGGGAACGTTCTGCGCCTCGTCCAAGCAGTTCCACGAGGTGCTGCGGAAGAAGCTAGCGCACCCCTTCGCGGCCGAGCGGAAGCCGCGGGCAACGAGGAAGAAAACGGCCGAGTAGCAAATGCTCCGCCCCTACCAGCAACGCGCCGTCGCCGATGTCTGCCAAGCTTGGCAGCAAGGGGCGCGGCGCGTCTGCATGGTCCTCCCCACTGGCGCAGGAAAGACGATCACAGCGAAGGCGATCAGCGATGTCTACGGCGGGCGGATTCTCTGGCTGACGCACCGGCGCGAGATCAAAGATCAGGCGCCTGGAGACGCTGTGACGATCCAATCGCTGCTTTCGGGGGCGAGGCCGCCGTGCGATCTACTGGTAGCCGACGAGTGTTTTCCGTGCACCACGTTAATCGGTGAGACGAATATCAACTCAATCGTCGTGGGGGATCGCGTTCCGGCGTGGGACGAACACAGTCGCCGCGTGGTGTATGGAAAAGTGTCGCGCGTTTTTGTTCGACGACCGAAGGCAATGGTAAGAATCTTCCTCGCTGATGGTCGCCAGGAACATTGCACGGTGAGCCATCCATTCTGGGCTCGGGGGGGGCATGGATGGGAAGGTTGGGCATCGGCAATTAACTTGGCGGGGAGCGAGGTGGCGTGCTACACCACTGCGCATGTACTCCAGGCACGGCCAGGACAAGAAGAAGGAAGAACTCCTGGCTGGGTTAGGGTGGACAGTGTTGAGATTCTCGAACCGGGAAGTGACGGAACGTTTGGAGGAGTGTGTCCGGACGGTCTTGTCTACAATATCGAAGTTGAAAAATTCCACACATATTTAGCCGATGGGCTTGTTGTTCACAACTGCCATCACCTGGCTCCCGGGGCGGAGAAATGGCACTCCATCGCTCAACACTACCCGCGGATCCTCGGCCTGACTGCCACCCCGCAGCGCAGCGACGGATCGGCGCTCGGCGACCTCTTCGACCATCTGATTGTGGGGGCGCACTATAGCGAGCTCCTCCGCGGTGGCTGGCTGGTCCCGGCCAAGACGTTCCGGCCGAAGGAAGACCTGCAGGGCGGTGTCGCCGAGTCGCCGGCAAAAGCTTGGATGCGCCTCGCTGGTGGAGCACGCGGCTTCGCATTCTTCTCCAGGGTCGAGTACGCGCAGAAGTTCACGGACGAGGTGAACCGCGATCGCGAGATCAGCCGGTCGGTCTGGGGAGAACAGGATCCCGCATCCCGAGCCGAGGCGCTGCGCCTCTTCCGCGAGGGGAAACTGCAGTGCCTGTCGAACGTCCAGATCTTGACGGAGGGCGTGGACATCCCCGAGGCGAAGGTCTGCCTCCTCGCCACCGGCTGCGATCATGCTGGAGGGTACCTGCAAAGAGTGGGGCGCGTGCTGCGCCCAGCCCCGGGGAAGACCTCGGCTCTGCTGATCGATCTCACGGGGGCTAGCCACAGGTTCGGTCTGCCGCACGAGGATCGCGAATACTCCTTGGACGGCCGAGCGATCAAGTGCAAGGTCGAGGCGCTGCGGGTCTGCCAGCAGTGCGGGCATACCTACCCGAGAGCCGTCGGCGCATGCCCTGAGTGCGGGTTCCTGCTCCCGCCGAAGCCGTCGCGGCTCAACGTCGTCGGCTGCAGCCTCGAGGAGGTGATCGAGTCTGGCGATCCGAAGCAGAAGAGGATCGCCAAGGCCGTCAAGGCAAAGTGGGGGGACGCCAGCCGGGGAGCACTCCGCGCCGAGTATCAGAAGTGGGTCGCAATCGCCAACGCGAAGGGATACAAGCCTGGTTGGGCGAAGGTCCGTTTCAAGATGGTCACAGGGCGCTGGCCGGATGCGGGGCTAGCATGAGGGATACGAGCCCGGCGACCACGGTCGCCAGATGAGGAGATGAAAGATGACCGACGAAGAGAGATGTAGCATCGCAACAATGGCCGACGGAGCAGCAATCCAGATGGTCGACGAGGCGCTTGAACACGCCTATGCGAACATCCGCGATCCAAACACGGACGCCAAGCAGAAACGGGTGATCGACCTCAAGATCACCCTCACGCCCGACGCCGAACGGGAGATCGTGGTGGTGGACCTGGAGTGTTCCAAGAAGTTTGCCAACGACCGGCCCGTTGGCGCCAAGCTGATGCTCGGCATGGAACAGGGAGTGTTGGTGGCCGAGGAGCTCCGCAGCCGCCAGACGGAGATCGAGGAGTACGCACAAGTGCGGTCAATCAAGGAGGTGGAGAAGTGATCAAGGAAGCGCTAGAATATCTGGTTGGCCTCGCGCCGACGGAGACTTTCGAATACGAGGGGCTCCAGTACACTAGCAATCAACTCTGCGCCGTCTTGCCGCCACTCCCCGATGTCGTGAAGCTCAATACGCTGGAGAGCATTGCCCTGTTTGTTAACGGCGAACACATCTCCGGCGAGTTCCTCATCAGCCCGCAATCTGTCGGGTTCTTCGGCCCCGAGGACAAGTGGTGCCGCAAGCCTCACCTAGCCCGATCCGTTGCCATCGTTCCTAACTTCCAGCCCGGCGGCTACCAGCCGCACGAACAATTCATCCTCTGGGTGCTGACGCACTTCGAGGACGACGCCGAGCGGCAGCGCCTGCTCGCCTTCGCCGGCAACGTCCGAAACGAGTCGATCCAGACCAGCGAAGACGATGGGGTGACCCAGATCGCCGCCGTGAAGCGCGGGGCGAAGCTGAAGGAGGAGGGGTGGAAGAACCCGGTCATGCTGGCGCCGTTCCGTACGTTTGATGAGGTGGCCCAGCCTAAGAGCCGCTTTATCTTCCGCATTCGAGATGATCTCCAGATGGGTCTCTGGACCGTCGAAGACAACGCCTGGAAGCTGGAGGCGATGAGAGCGATCAAGAGCCAGCTAATGCAGCTCGGCGTGACGCAGCAAATTTACATCTGATGACCCACGCCCAACTGATCCACAACATCCGCCTGGCCGTCGGCCAGATCCCCGGGGTGGTGCTCTGGCCAAACGTCAATGCCGTCCTGAGAGGCGAGGGCGGCCGGCTGATGCGAACCGGGCTCACCCCGGGCGCGGCGGACCTGATCGGAATCTGCCCAGATGGCCTCTTCCTCGCGATCGAGGTAAAGGTGGACAAAGATACGGTGAAGCCCCACCAGGCGCGATTTCTCGCACTGGTAGTCACCCTGGGGGGGCGAGCGGGAGAGGCCCGTTCGGTAGGAGATGCTCTGGCAATCGTGCGGGGGGAAAAGCAGTGGTCGGGATAATATATATATTGACTCCCGCTTCGCCTCATCGTATAGTGACATTTCACTGAGGAAACTGGCACAATCTTAACAACGGATTGTCCCGGCGGCCCGCAGGTCGCCAGCCTGCCCTCGCCCGTAAGGGTTGGGCCGCCGGGGCATTTCTACCGGAGGAAACATGACGAACTACGACGAGATCCAAGCCATCAATTGGTCTTCCCTCAAGCTCCTCGATACAGACTCCGGAGGTTCACCGGCTCTCTACCAGTACCGTCGGGAGCACCCAGCGGCGGACACGTCTGCATACTTGCAGGGAC